ACATAATGTCCACTTAAATATTTTTGGAGAAAATAAAATGGCAATCGAAAAATTAGAAACATTAATAAATACACCGATAGGCCGGTATGATACACCTAAGAAAATTAATCGCAGTAGCAAAATCATACCGCAATCTGTTATTCATTCAATCGAAAACGGCGATGTGACAAGCGAGTTAATTAGTCAAATTGCTTGCACAATTCCCATCTATCACTACAAAACTTGTTTAACTATTCACGGTGAATTTGGAAAAATCGACGCCCCGCGCATAGCCGGTTATAAAAACGTCATCCAAAATCAGAATGGATCAATTGAAATTCTCTATTCTGCTATCGACGTAAAGAAAAAATACGCACTCGCAAGGCTTATCAAGAATACAGATTGGCGATTTTATCGAGATTCTCGCGGTGATTCGTTTCAAATTATGAAACCTATCACTAAAGAAAATTATCAGGATGTGCTTACAGACTTGCAAAAGAAGGCCGAAGCAATAAAATTATGTGATTTTTGGGGCAATGCCGGTTTGTATAAAGTAAATCATCCGTATTTTGGCCTATGTATTTATCTTGATTTAAACGTTCGCGCTATATTCGGATGCGATTTTGAGGCGTTGGCTTGTGCTATGTTATTTATAGACGAAGATCAATTAATGGAATTAAGGTTAGCGCAAAAATATGAAGACTTAGAACGCGACGAAAAAGCAAAAGAATCTCAAACTGAAAGAGAAAAGAAAGAGATAGAATTGAAAAATAAACAATTAGAATTAGAAAAGACTATATCTTCTGAACCATTTTCTTATCATCCCCAATTAGTAGGAGTGAAAATCTCTTCACATTCAAAACTTGGCGGCGCTTGTTATTACTATGTTCGTATAGAAAGTAGCAAAGCGTTTGGTAGAATGGAGTTTTCCGGTCTGTATAGTAAAAAGCTATATACAAATCGCGACGAAATACCGTTTGGAGAACCGCATAAAAAGACCGTTCGTTGTAATGAATGGCCTATTAATGGGTTAAAAGCATTTGATGTAAGGTCTGTTTAACTAGACATAATGTCCACCTATTTTTAAGGAGAAACAAAATGACATACAACAAACAAGACGAATTGAAAACGGCACTGTTACGAGGTTATGATAAATCTCATTTACTGGCAGAAGGAACGGTTTTATGTATAGACTGTTCAAAATGTACGGTTATTTCAGACGGTGGAGTAAGACACGAAGATAGTTGCACAAATAATCGACAATACAAAATGCGCCCGTATTACTGTCCCGCTTGTGGTAATAACGAAGATCACGGCACAAATCACATTAGAGAAATTTATTGCAATTGTAAAAATTGCGGTAATTCACTTTTATATTGCGCGTTCGCTAGTTTTGAAAACGAACCATTTGAGGAAGCGAAAATGTTTGCTTATCGTTATTCGATTGACAAACCAGAAGACGCTCGAAACTATGCCTTGCTATGTGCCAAGCTACGCAATAAAGGATATAAACTTTTTGACACTATCGCGATTAATAGTTTAACAATGAAAGCAATGTGCGAACACGCAGGGGAAGTTATACAGCTTTATAAGGTCGATCAATTCGATAATCAATTCGTTTCTAATATCGGACGTGTTCATTATTGGGCAGAAGCGATTTATCCGAACCGTAACGTAAAAGAAGGTTATTGGATAGAAAGAAATAACTAGACATTATGTCCACTTAAAACAGGAGAATAAAATGAAAGGAACGTCTACAAAAATTGCGGTTGAAATGACACCAGAAGAAGCGTTGCGATTAGATACAGAACTCGGCTGGTTATTAAACCTTGTACCTGACGATAAACGCGATCACTTTATCTCAAATAACGGACACGCTTTTAATGAGTTCGTAGGCGAATTAAATAGATTACTACGAGAGGCGGGATTCAAATAACTAGACATTATGTCTACTTAAATTAAGGAGAAAATAAAATGATAACCGAAACGTTCAGAGGTCAAATGGAAAAAAGTTGTAATGCCCATAATTTTATTGGCGGCGATATGAATTGTAAAGAATGTATTGACTTAAATACATCGCCAGTTGATAGAAAAATCAAAGATTATAGAGTGCAAGCCACTAAATCTTTATCGGACGCCTTAGCACACGCAAGACGATTAAGATACTTTTACGAAACGATAGCCGTATTACTCGAAGATAAATATGAAGATAAGCCTATTACTAAGGCTATTATCAAGGTAATTAAAAAAGAATTGCCACAATACGAGAATGTCAGTATAAATTTAAGTAAATTTTCAGTACTGGAACTTCATTTAACTGTAAGTGCGGATTGGAAGTTTATTATTAACCTCAACAATCAACAAAAGTTTTCCATTAAACGCTTCTTATCTGATAACGATTGGGCGGGTGCGAGAAATATTGCTAAAATTCACCGCTATAAAAATCTATTGGATGTAATAGAATTACCTATCAGCACAGACGAAACGGACACGGTGTATACTTTTTTATCTCATTGGCAACTTCATTTATTGCCTATGTTTGAAATTTTTCTGGAATTATATGATAAAATGGAAGGAGTTCAATTTATCATACCAGAAGAAGTTAAGAAGCCAGTAGACGAATTTATCAAAATTCGACACAAAATATCGAATAAGTAGACATAATGTCTAGTTAAAATATATGAAATTCGATTTTGACAAATACTTAGCAATTGAAAGAGCAATCGCATATACGGTACGCGAGTTGAATGATAAGTGGAAACTATTAGATTCTGCGCCAGAGTTATTAGTTATCCTGCTTAGACTATCTAAACTTAGCGCCAAAGAATTTACCGTATCTGATAGGGAACTTGTCTTATTTCAAAACCATTCATATAAAACAGTGTCCCGCGGCAGGGCGTGTTTAAGAGAATTTATAATGATTAATCCTGATGTTATTTCTATGGCTAGAAGGATGGGTAAAGACAGACCATATCGCTGTACTTATTATAAGTTTGACAGTAAATTTATTCGGTTAATTAAAAACAGAATAGAAATCTGTCTGGAAGACGCAGAAAGAGCGATAGAGATTGCGCCGAAACGTGATTATAATTATAAAAAGAAAACGAAGCCTATATCATTAACTTTAGATATGTCGCCAATTGGTATAATGCGAACTGCCGTTAGTAAAATGATCGAGCAAGCGCAAGAAGTAGTAATGCCGCCAGATTATCAAACAGGTCTTAACAAACTTGCTGTAGCATTAGCCAAAGCAGAAAGACAGATTGAGAGCGGTAAAGCGCCGAATCTTAAAGCGGCACAAAAGACGATTGATTTATATGCCGCTAAATTAAAAACACAAGTAGACATAATGTCTAGTTAAAAATAAAAAGGAGAAAATAAAATGGGCACAATAAACCATAACGCGATCATCGCAACAACTTGGTCTAGCAATATAGCTGATGAATTTGCTAAATGGCTTGCAAGTAATTTACCTGCACATAGATTTATTAGAACGGAAATAATGATAAATAATTTTCAGTCATTCGTTTTACCACCAGACGGCAGTAAAGAAGGTTTTGAAGATAGTAATACAGGCGATGTGCTACGTCAAAAAACTATAGAGCGATTGCAACAAGATTGCTATGAAGATGGAAGCTCGCCGTGGAAGTGGGTAGAGGTTAGTTTTGGTGAGTTTGGTCAAAGAATATCAAATGGAAACAATCAAAACGAATTTGATGATCGGGAGTATTTTGAAAAATGAGCCAAACAATACAAGAACAAGTCTTAGGAAAACAAATTTGGGCTACAAAAAACACTCTTTTATCATTAGATTGGGATGATTTTTATCGAGAACCCTTCTATGTAGATAGCGGTAAATCAATTTATCAGTTTAGTTACATACTAAATAAGGAAGGAATACCAATTGTGGCCTGTGGTTCTAATATTTTTAAGATGAATATTCCAGAACTTGAAAGAAAAGTACAGAACGAAATAGGAAATCACTTATCTATCTACCTTTCTTATGGTAAAATTATTGTGGCTACGGCGCTTGACTATAAGGTTATAACCAATCAGGTTTATCATAACGAGCCACCGGGGTTTTTAGGAGAGTTAGATATGCATGGAGTGAGTAATCAAGGTCAAGTTGCAGAGATTTTAAGTGAATTTTACAATAAGGAGATAATATGGCAGTCTTTTTAGTTTGGTTTTTAATCGGTTTAGCTAGGTATTATGTGCCGGCTTTAGATTCTAATGCGGATATAAATGCCTTTTATCCACCACCAATAATTCGCGTGAAAAAAGGTTATTGGCGTAGAAGAAACACTAGAAATAAAGATAAACAGAGAAAATAAATTGATTTTTAGCTGATAAATACTTGCATTTTGGCTAAAAATGTGCTATAATTTAATTACATTAAAGGGGAGCCTTGCAGAATAATATGGGAAAAACAATAAATCCAAAATTAGAGCGTAGAAGAGAGTATCATGGATGGTCTTTTATGGGACTTGAAAAAGATTTGAATGATGCAATTTTGCATTATTTTGAAACAGGTGAAAAGAAATTAATTTTGAAACAGTTTGATAAAGATAGAAGTAAGTTCACTTATAACAAAAAATAACTAGACATAATGTCTGTTTAAAGGAGAATTAAATGACAATTTGGGATTTAAGAAAAATAGTTAACGAATTACCGCCAGAAATGGATGACGCAGAAGTAGTTTTACAGACAGAAGATAGGTATTCACCTAATGCTAAAAAGAAAGTTGGTGGAATATATAAACGCAACGACGAAAAAGAAAAGAGCGTAACGATATATTCAGAGGATTCGTAAAATAACTAGACATAATGTCTACTTAGGAGAAGAATGACAATGTGGTTATCAATTAAAGAAAAACTACCTATACATAAAACTTATTATCTTGTGATTCGAGATATAAATAAAGTTGGTAGTATGAATAAAGCTATTAGTTATTTTAATGGTGAGCAATTCCAACACGAACATATTTTATACTGGATGGTATGGCCTTTGTGCGAAGAGCCTCAACACGCAGATAATGAAGACAATACATATTATTATCCTTCTAAAGAAAAATTCTTAAAGGCCAATAGAAATAATAATCTTTAACTGGACATAATGTCTACTTAAATTTCACTACGGAGCATAAATAATGACTAACCTAACCACCTTCTTTCTTGTTCTTTTTGTCTATATTATAGGCGCAATTTTAGCCTACGGACGTGCGTATGCAGAGTTTAAAGACATTAAATTTGCTTTGTGTAATTCGTTGTTGTCGTGGATTGCATTTTTATTCGGTGCTGGTTTTTGGAAACAAAGGACTCGGTTTTTACAATTTCGACCAGTCGTTGCAAAGCGTAAGCGAAACTTAGAAGAAGATTTAGAATTTGCAGAAAAACACATGGAATAAAAACAAAATGAAAAAACTTACATTAATTTTAATAATTCTTTTTAGTTCATTATGTACGTTTGGTCAAATATACACAATGACAGGGCGAGTAACCGGCGCGTTTGGCAACGGTATCAATAACGTAACAGTTCACGCTTTTGGAAGTGGCGAATGTGAATTTGGTAATTGGTCAACATTTGGGATCACTAATGGATTAGGTTATTATATAGTAGAAAATGTCCAGCCTTATCAATGTGAAATTACATTTGCAACTGCATCACATCGCACATTCCTTTTCAATCCAGTTGCTTATGGATGGCTAGCGTCAGATATTCCTGTTGCGTCTGATTTTACAGAAGTGAATTTTGTGGTGGAAACTCCTTAAAATATATGACTAAAAACGAATTACAAGCATTAGGCGCAATGACAACTCGCGCATTGTTAAAAACACTACCAAAAGACTATACAGGAGATATCTTATCTTTAGCGAAAAGAGGTATTGCTCAAGATAAAACAGTGAATGAAATACTGCAAAGCAATCCAAGTAACATAGAAGATGTAAAAGCTGGAATGAATAGGGCAGTCAAAGATTATCTTTCAAATAAATGACTAGACATTATGTCTACTTAAAGTATGAAGAGTTGTAATGTATGTTCAAGTTTAAACAATAACGAAAGTAAGTTATATTTACTGTTCAATAATCCACCTGACGGCAATCCCGAATTATGGCGATTGAATTTATGCTTAACTTGCACAGAAAAGTATTCGGCGGGAGAGATTCTTTATATAATTAATCGCAACATGATTATCTCTCTTGAGTTTAACAAAGAGCCTTTAATAGCAGTTAAGCCTTTTTATGCAATAATTGGAAAAAGTGAAGAGAGGATGGTTAAACCTAAAAGATTTGTTCAGATTGGTAATCGCTTATTTGATACGGCATTTCCCGTTATTCGCAGAAAAGAAGAAGTGAAACGATGGAGAAAGTTGTCTGTTAAAGATTTAAGACGAGAAATTCAAATCACGGCGCGAAATTTTCATTGTAGCGAAGAATTATTATTTATCTTTATTTTAAATTATTTTTATATTAATCTTAAAATTTTAATAAAATTATAAAAAAATGAATCAAGTTATATTGGCATGGAAACTGCCGTGGGAGATTTTATCGAAAGAGGATAGCTAGATATTATGTCCATTGAAGAATTAAAACGCGCTCAAGTAGAAACCGTAGGCTTTACCGGCACTCGTAAAGGAATGACTAATGAACAAAGGGTTTCAGTTGCATTGTTAATTATCAAACTGCATCCTTCAACGATACATCACGGTTGTTGTATAGGTGCAGACGAACAGTTTGATAAACTTTGTAAGTCTTATATAGGAAATGTGTCTATTATTCGAGTTGGGCATCCATCTGATATAATAAAATATACGATGGATATATCTGACATAGAACATTTAATGCCCATAAAGCCTCCACTTGAAAGAAATAAAAACATCGTGCTTTTATCAAATGTTTTAATTGCTTGCCCTGATGGTTTTGAAGAAAAAATAAGAAGCGGCACATGGTCAACAGTTCGTTACGCTAAAAAGCAAAACAAGAAAATTCATATAGTATTTCCTGATGGAAAGACCGAGCAATTTAACTAGACATTATGTCCACTCAAATAATTCGCACAACTAACTGGAAGGCGTTTAATTTCTTTCTGAAAAGAAATCCTATTGTGAAAAAGAAGTCTTTACCGGAGATAAAAGCGTTCAAAATTAAACGGATCATTTCATTCCTTAACCGCAAAAACTCTGCCAAAGGGGATAAAATCATTTCAAACGCTAAAAAATTTGACATTAAGCATACCCATCATATATACTATAAAAGTACATATACCTTGCACAATTTGATGCTGGCTATTCGTACAGATAATAAAACAATGATTAAGAAAGCAATTAACGAGCGGATTAATTTAAGGGCGGGATATAACATTTAATATTTTTATGGAAGAGATTAAGGGAGAACATCTAGCAATTTTGCGAATGGTTTACGGCTATAACACTCAAGAAGATTTAGCCAAGATCGGCAACATTAGCCCGACAACTATTCACCGCTACGAAACAAGCGACGAAGTTACGCCTAAAATCAGACAGTTTTACGAGAAAGTTTTGAACTTCGATTTAGCTAACGGCCTTATCTACATCAATGAATTGCGTAAAAAGCGAAATAAGAATATAATGTTATTAAGTTAAATTTTCATGCAGGGGCGTCATTTCCCCTTCTCCACCCGAAGAGAGTACAATCTTTCTTCGGGATTTTTCTTTCTAATAATATGGCAATGTTTACGTTTGAAGTAGAAGTCTCTATAAGGAAAGGTGTGGGCCCGGAATGGGTACATAAGTGCTTATCCATTGTATTTGATGACATTGAGCCAAGCACTACTGACGATGAGTTATTAGATATGGTTCGTCGAGAAGTGGTACAAGAAATGCGTGATAACGTATATTCTATTTTAACAATTGAAAATAACTAGACATTATGTCCACTTAAAATTATGGAAATCAAATACAATAAAATTACAACTTTTGAAGAGAAGCCCCAACAGGTAAAGATCATTCAATTTGACGGAGATAACATTCAAGAAATTTTAGATTTCTGTTATTCCAATGCTCGACGAAACGTTTATGCTAACAAGGAAAGGAAAGAAATAGAACTGCAATTATCACAAGGCCAATGGCAAGTATTGGAAACAGGGAATTATATTATTCGAGAGCCTAGAGCTGATTTTCCTTATCTTGCCACCACTACCAATGATGAGAAGTTGAGAAAGTATTTAGGTAGTTTTTGGAAAGAAGTAGAGAATAGCTAGACATTATGCCCACTCAAACACAATACCCCGAAGTTCTCGAAATAATAAATAAACGATTCGCACGTCAAGGAATTTTATTTATTCCCGATCATATGTTTTTATGTGGACAACGTAGATGGGAATTTGACATAGCGGTCATCTGCTGTAAGTTAGCAATCGAAATTGAAGGATTCGGACATCAAAAATCTAATAGATTTATCCGTGATATGGAAAAATACAATCGTTTAGCTATTGAAGGTTGGCGATTATTAAGATTTACCCCTAGTCAAGTAAATGCCAAAACGCCTAAATTCTTGACAAAGATTGAGGATTACTTTATAGTCAATCCTTGTACGCATCAGAATTTTAATCAAATCGTGAAAAATCTACGAGACGGATAGCTAGACATAATGTCTACTTAAAACTTAAAATTAAGAGAGAATTAATATATGACGAATAAAAAATTGACCGATGCAGGTTATTGTTGGGCGGCGAATGAATTGGGTTGCGGCGTTCCTATTATGAAATCGGTCGCTCGTACTGAAAGTGCAGGGGACGGATTTTTATCAGACGGACGGATTAAAATACGGTTTGAAGGCCATAAATTTCGATCGTTTACCGGTGGTAAATACGATACTAGCCATCCTCAAATTTCTTACCCTTATTCAATTCAAAGAAGCAAAAAACACGGCTATCCCGAATTTAGTATTGCCTTTCGTGTAGACCCTACAGCGGCGCTCTTAGCAACTTCTTGGGGTAAGTTTCAACCGATGGGCTTCACTCACGAAGAGGCGGGTTTTGATAACGTTCACGATTTTGTAAACTTTCTTAAAGAGGGAGAGAATAATCAACTGATAGCTTTCTGCCGTCTTGTGAAACATCGTGGCTTAGACGACGAATTGAAACGCGGAACTTTGAAAGATTGCGCCGCTTTTGCTAAAGGCTATAATGGTGCTGATTACAAATCTAATTCATACGATACAAAAATCTTTAATGGTAAAAAAGACTTTGCCGCTGTGGATTGCAAGAAAATTTTAGCAGAAGCAGAGGCGTTTCACGAAGACGCAATAGCGAATTTTGTATCGGGGCAACCTGTTGACATTCCGTTGGACGATGTTGAGAATTCGTTAATTCCGCCACCGGCTGTAACACCTACAGTTGATAAGGTTATCATCGAGAAGGAAGCGCCTTTAACAGAAGAAAAGCCTAAGGGGTTTTTTGCTCCTTTGTGGCAAAAAGTAGTTGCCGCTTTTACAGCCGTTGGTGGTACAGAAGTGGTTATTGAAAAAGCACAGCAAGCACAAACATTAGGAATATCCAATAAAACTTGGAGTATTCTTTTTTGGATTGTCTTAGGCGGTATTGCTACATGGGTTGTCTATCACTTTGTAGCAATTAAAGTTGTACCGTGGGTAAAGTGGATACTTGGGCGCATTAGAACCAATACAATGGTAGTGGCAAATGCCACACCTACTAATAGTATTTCTGTGGAAGAGTTTACTCCCGAGAAAATTGCTCAATGGGAAGCCGCGGGATTTAGTGTAGTTCGGAGAGCTTAACTAGACATTATGTCCACTTAAAAGGAGGAACAAATGAACATACTTGCAGATATCGTAGTATGGATTAAAAAGTATCCAATTTGGGCAGGAGTAATCACTCTTATCATAGGAATCAATCTTTACGGCTTATTTAGTAATACTTGGAGTGCCGCTAAAATTTGGAATCTGGAACGGCAAATTGCAAACGAGCAAAAAGAAAAAGAAGAGTCTTTAGTTCAGAGACAAAAACTCGTCGATGCCGTTAATCAATCTCAAGGAAAAGTTGAACAATTAAATAGGGAGTTAGATCAAAAAAATGCGTTACTTACAATTTCAAGTGAAAAGGTTCTCGCAACCGACAAATCTTTATCTACCGCTACTGACGCTTATAATCGCATTATGGGCGATACCAGTCCAATGTCAAAAGACGAACTCCGAAACAAACTCTGCGAACTCTACAACGTCCCACCGGCCCAATGCCGCTAAAAACAGAGTAGCCATAGCCCCTAGAGTGCCTGTTACAGACGCAGAAACGCCTGTTACAGACGCCGTAAATTATTACTCTACCCCTAGTACCTTTCCACTATCCCGAGACGTTACAGACGATTTGTGTGCTAAGGCGGCAAGGGAAGTAGAGGCTAGTAGATTACTTATCAAGGCTCAAGATGATGTGATTAAAGCCTTACGAGCGCAAGCCGAAGATTTTAAATCGGTCATTCAAGTCCATAAGGATATTAATGCAGAGAATCAAAACTCCGTTAATTTGCTAAAAGCAGTAACCGAAAAAGATCAAGAGATTTTTAAAACCTACGAGAATATTATTGCTTTGAAGGATAAGGAAATTGTAGAACTTAAGAAAGCGAAAAAGAAAGGTATTCTATCTAAGATTGGTGATGTATTGATAGGAGTAGGAATTGCGGCGGCGATCGGATTATAGCTAGACATAATGTCTACTTAAATTAACGTAAACAATCTCTCTGTATTATAGTTCATTTTCACCGTTCGAGTTATTTGACTTACCGTTTTTGTTTCCCATACACAAGTAAAATCTGAAGGGGCAGAGTATTCGGAAACGAATATTTGATGCCCCAATCTTTTTTGTTTAATACACCACTTCCAAAAATATTTATGTGGGAAATCTTTTTCGTATTTAGTGCTATCTTGATAAGGGATGTCGCAGTAAATAATTGAGTTACGCGGTATTACTAAAGACCGAAAATCACAACACTGAAAATCTATGCCTTGAATCAAAGGGACTTGCTGTATAATACTACGGCAAGACTCTGCTGTATAGTTTCGTATTATGCCAGTCTTAGTTAAAACTTCCCCACTATATCCTGCAAAAAATCTTCCATTATAACTTCCGCTAAATCCAATATAGCCTTTATAATAATCAGGGAAAATATCGGTCTTGTTTTTATAGTCTTGAAAAACTTCGTTATAATCTTCTTGGCTAATTTCTAATTCTGGAATCCAACCAGACTGTAGCTTTTGCCACATAGCGATTAAGTATTTATTTACATCAGCGCCTATTCTTAAACCATCTACCTTGTCGATAATATTACAACCACCAACAAAAGGCTCAACATAGTATTGGCCTTCTGTCCTATCTTTTAATGTAATAGCAAGTATTTCTTTTGCAAATCTTGCCTTGCTTCCCATGTACTTCATATGTGAGTGGACATAATGTCTAGTTAAAAGGGTAAATTAATTAAATATCCATCTTCCCCCAATAATGTAATAATCCCTTCAATGTATTCCATTGAGTAGTAAAATTCGTTTCATACAAAGCAAAGAAGTCTTCGATAGATAAAGACTCGAAATACTTATCAGAGAATCCGTATTTGCGTATTAATTCTTCTTCCCTTACATCAATCGCCCATCTATGTAAAAGAGGCGGCACTTTATATTCTTTTTGAAACCCTAAAAACGGTTGAGCAAATACAGGATACATTGTTTGAGGTTCTTCGTTCTTTGGTTTCAAATATCCGAAGTAACTATCTGTATCATCTTCATTTACAATTATAGTAGAATGACCAAATATATCTTTTTCTATTTTAGCCCAAAACGGCTTAGAAATTAAAGTTTTAATTTTATATTGATCGTAATACAAAGGTGGCGATACGTGATAGGTTCTTTCCTTATAAGACAAAGGGATTGATGTTAAATGTGATTTATTTATATCCGATAATATAAAAGGATTGAATTGAACACAGTAATAATCGCCTTGTTTATCTTTACAGGACTTCATTAACTTTTCCCAAATAAAATCATCTAACGAAATCAAGTTCATTAAATTTTTATATGACTTATCTAATGAATTTATCAGCGGTAGTATTGGGTCAAAGCCTTTAAAGGAGTTAATTGAATCAGGTGCATACGTGCGATAGTCAAGTAGACGTATTGTCCAGTTAAGACTAAGTTCCTTCAATCGAAATATCGGGTCTGGTTTGGAAGGTATATTTTTATATCCGTCAAATGTGAAGAGTTTTGGCATTTATAATGATGTATAAGTAAATTCAGATGGAAAAGTTGGGTCAAAATCAGTGGGACGCATATCCGTTATCTTTCCTTCTTCAAGTAATTGTAATGTAGGACAAGGCGTTTCTTTATCGTCCCGACTAGCACAGTATTGCATAGCCTCAAACGTACAAGACGCCGTACAAAGTTCGCAATGGTAAAATTTCATTTGAATGGACATTATGTCTAGTTATTCTCCTTACTTATTAATATAATTATAGCATATTTTTCACATAATGTCACTTTTTTAGCCAAAAACTTGACATTAGAATTTAGATGTGGTATAATTGTATTAGTAGTTGAGAAAGAGTTTGACAATTTAATAAGTTTAACTGGACATTAAGTCTAGTTAAAGCAAGAGCGAGGAAGAAATAATACCTGTCTATCTTGTTGTTAAGCGGTGGAAATAATAGACACTGATTCATCAGAAACAAACCGCCTTCCTCGCCTTGTAATTAAAGCCTAGAGGTTGGGTTGGAACCTTAGAACAGACGCTAAAGCGTCGAATTTAATAGTGAGGTAATATGGATGGCTAAGCCACGTTGGAGAGGAATTTAACTGGACATAATGTCTAGTAAACGAGTGAATGACTTCTACTGGTAGTTTTCTTTGTTGTTTCTATCCGAAAATACTTTACGGTAATAAGGTAATAGAAGTCGTTAGGCTGAGCGGAGTAAGTTGACCGCAAAATGAAAAGATATAGCTTTTAGCGCCAAGTTGTTGCCGTGTATCTTTTCTTAACACTCTAGGAAGTCGGGGCAGTTAATTAAATTAAACCGCGCCAACGGAAACTTAGTTAATCGGCTTTCTGGAGTGACCCTAATAAAATTATGAATGAAGAGGATTGGGCGAAACTTGCAGAATTATTAAATGAAATTTTAGACTTGCCGGGAAGTTGGGAACAAAAGAAAACCGAATTTGATAGAGCAATGGCCGAACATAATGGCACAGAAGCATTAGAAGAAATTGTTAGTTGGTATACAAATTAAGACCGGACGGCTTACATCTGATGGGTATTTTGGATGTATTCGCTATAGGCTCTATAAACGTACTAATAGAATATCCCTACGGGAGCCGTAAAAACGTCCGCTAATTTAAGATTCGCTGTGTGCATGGCGAATAAACTACGAAGGGAAGGTTTGTGAACTGCTTTCCTTTCCTTCGTTTTATATAGGGATAATAAATGAGCTATACAGATACATTAGAAGAATCAGATTTCATAGATGCGGTTATGGACGCAGAGAAAGCCGAAGACGAGAAAACCATCAAACCTAATCATATTCCATTGTTTGATTTTGTTACAGGTCGATTTATGATGTGTATGATTTGTCAGACAAGGCGAAACATTCCTTATGATATTAATCATATTCAAAGTGAACGAATGTTTATTAATGAGCATTTACACGGAAAGCAATTATCGGAATTTATTGGTCAAGGGAAGATTTTAACTGGACAAAATGTCTAGTTAAAGAACGATCGAGGGTGGGTGCAACATAAGCGGTGAAGTTTGGGGAGAGGCTTCACCGCTTTCAATAAAATAAAAAGGAGAAAGGAAATGACGGACATTGCGAATTTTAAAATACACGATTTAGGAACGAAGGTAAATCCTATTCCTATTAATTATTGTACGATGGGAGTAGATGCATACTTACCAGATGCTTTTGAATGGGCAGTAAAAATCTTATCTTCGATAGAAGGCAAGCTAGACGGAACAATAGAATTAACAAGAATTATTTTACCGAATAGTCTAGTTAAGCCTTTTACCTTCACGTTAAGACCAGAAGCGCTTATTGAAAGACACTCACAACCTTTTATCGCCGTTATTGCAAAACATAATTGGGTTGCTATTGATGTATCTGGTTTAAAGGAAGAGATTTGTAAGGCCGCTCCGAATCTTGATGAACTCTGTCAACAGGGACAACATCACACTCAAGATACAGATGCTTGCGTGAATTGTGGTTTACAAGCCACTGTGTTTGCTTCTAGTGAAGTGCGTGAAATCCATCAAAAAGATAGAAGTAGCACAGTTGAACCGGAAATGTTACCGGCTAGAATATCAGAAGATCAACCGCCATTTGATTTTAAAGTAGACAATATGTCTAGTCAAAATAATAAGCAGGAAGCACTAGACTTATATAAAATAGGAAAGGCAATGGCGGATTTTTTGATAGCGATTGCTGACAATGAGGTTTTTAGCACAGAATTTCGTAACGATGCGAAACGTTTATATCAACCTTTTTATGAATATTCGGGGCCACAAAAAGTTGGTGTTTTTACCGCACAAGTAGACGTACCTCTTGAATATTATAATGCCGCACAATCATTTTTAGATTCAATAGATAACAAGAGATTCCCTAATAGTTGGACAAAATTAAAAGTTTTGTTGGCTGAATTTATACACGATCAGTCTACTTCTCCCGGAATATTGGGGCAAGCCGCAGAATTTAAGAAAATAGCCGACTATGTTGCACAAACGTCTCTAGGTAGCTGCGGCGACTTAGTAAGCGAGTTTGTTATCCAAACGCTTAAAGATTATGAGAAACAAGCGCAACTTGAATTTGGCAAGTTAAATATTGAAGAATTTGCTAAAATCAATCTTGACCGATGCGATGCACCTAAGCCTCAAGGGTTCGGTGGGCATAAAAATTGGATGCCCGATAGTTGGACAAATGCGGTCTGTGGAGAGGCGGGAGAAGCGGCTAATAAAGCAAAGAAATTCAGTAAGGCGGTAGAAGATTTTGCAACTGTAGGTATGTATGAAAGATTTTGTAAAACACCAGAAGGTCAAGAAATGCTTAAAGACATAACTGTAGAACTTGCCGATACAATTATCTATGCGCTTATTGCAATTCAAAAGTTTGGATTCAATCCAACGGAAATATTAACCACAACTTTCAATGACGTTTCGTTACGTGAAAATATGCCGTTTGCTATTGAAGCCACAGATTAGTTAAGTAGACATTATGTCTAGTTAGCAAGTTTAATTCCAAAATAAAAGGAGATAAAATGAAGAGTTCGGAAACATTAGGGAAGCTAGCCAAAGCATTAGCCGCTTTTCAAGGCTCGTTAAAACCTGCCGCAAAAGATAGTGAGAATCCATATTTTAAAAGTAAGTATGCAGACCTTACTTCTCTATGGGAATCTTGCCGGGAATCTTTGGCTAAGAATGAACTTTCAGTAGTTCAAACGTTTGCACCAGATGAAACAAATAGTGGAATTTTGTGGATTGAAACGCTTTTGCTTCACTCATCGGGTGAGTGGTTGAGTAGTTTACTAGGAATGAATAAGTTAAAACAAGACCCGCAAAGTCTCGGTTCACTTATTACTTATGGCAGACGCTATGCACTTGGAGCGATACTTGGATTAGTGACGGATGAAGACGATGATGCTAATGCGGCAATGCCAAAACCGGGAGAAAAAACGCAACAAACTTCTGCGCGGTTGGCTAATATACCATCTGCTCAAAGAAGTAAACCGGCAGAGGCTCCTAAGCCAGTAGAGGAAAAATCCATTACGGAAAAATTAATTACAGGTGAGTTAGAAGAAGACCCCGACCCGCCAACCGTTAATCCGGGAGAACCGGGAAAAGTTAGTCCGTTTAAAAAACCAGAAGCGGCTAAACCGGCAGTTGCGGCACATAATGACGCAGACCCGATAGATGAAACTACGTGGAGTTATATCAAAGCGCAGTTTCCTGATAATTGGGCAGATGAGAAGTCGTTAGATTTTGAAGATTGGGTACGCGCTACGTTGAAAGCCAATGGATTAACGCCGGTAAAAGACTTGTCGAAACTAACAAGAGCGATGGGTAGAACGCTTTTACAAGTTGCTGTTTATTGCGGAGCGGAATCGGTTTTGGAGTTTGTTGTACCGGACGGATATCAAATACCGAAACCAAAAGCACCGGCAAAATAACTGGACATTATGTCCATTTAAATTAACATTTAAACAAAAAGGAAGAAAATATGAGTTTCAATAAAATAATTTTAGTGGGGAATTTAGGTAAGGACGTAGAATTACGTTATACACCACAAGGGGACGCTGTAGGTACCTTCTCCGTAGCAACAAGCGAGAAACGTAAAGATAAACAAGGAGTATTGCAGGATGTAACATTATGGTTTAAAGTTACAGTTTGGCGCAAAACAGCAGAAGCGGCGGCAAAATATCTTGCGAAAGGTTCTCCGGTTTATATTGAAGGGCGCCTACGAACCGAAGAATGGGAAGACCGTGATGGAAATAAGCGATTTTCACTTGAGGTTAATGCTACTGAAATGCAGTTTATCGGTGGCGGTCAAAATTCTTCGGGTGAACACAGACCACAACGACAAGCAGAACCGGATAACGACGGACGAGAAGTTAATCCTGACGGAACGTATTACATAGGCGGTACGTTGTATGCCGCAGACGGAACGGAGTTGATGTAAGCAGACATAATGTCTAGTTAAGGGGTAGAAATACCCCGCTATTATAAATATATGACACAACCATCAGCAAAAATTATCGCAGATTCGATTTCACCAGACGGGGCTAGACTAACCACAATGGAAGTTGTAATGCATCGGTTTGTATTGGCCGAATTTAATACGCATCGTGTATTTTCACGATCGTCCGCAAGCAGTAGGGCGATTCCATTTCACAAAATTAAGTCGAGAGTTGTTACAAATGGGGCATATCCTGTTATTTGGCCTAAAGAAAAAGCTGGTATGCAGGGAGGTGAACTAATGTCCTCACAAGATGAGAGTATTTGTTTTGATTTTTGGGAGAAAGCGAAGCATAATGCCGAGGATTTGGCAGAAGTATTACACGAACGAGGTTTACACAAATCCCTTGTTAACCGCCTTCTTGAACCGTTTATGTGGCATACTGTTATTGTCACAGCAACCGAATGGGATAACTTCTTTTGGCAAAGATGTCATCCAGACGCACAACCAGAAATGAAAGCGGCGGCTGATGCAATGCAGTTAGAGTATTATACGAATAAACCAGAAGAAATTCCTTATGGACAATGGCACACACCTTTTATTAATGAAATGGATATTAATGAATGGGATAGTAGGTTAGGAGACGATGAACCTACTAAATCGGAAGTGTTAAAGAAAATTTCAGTTGCGCGTTGCGCGCGGGTGTCTTATCTGAACCACGATGGTACGAGAGAGAGCGCAAAAGACCTCAACTTATATGAGAAGTTAACACAAGGTCAACACTGGTCGCCCTTTGAACACGTGGCGACACCTATATACAGAGGCTCTGACGAGCAAAGGCATCCAACAGAAAGTTTTTCTGGTAATTTTCGAGGTTGGAAACAGTTTCGTAAACAGTTTGAAAATGAAAATCGCGGTAATTTTGTTCCTAATCATCCGTTGCTAACAAGTAAAATCGGCGTCGATGAAACAATTAAGTCTAAATACACAGACAGAGAGCCATAAGTAGACATAACGTCCAGTTAAAATATGTTAATAATAACCGAAACGCAACATAGGATGGTTACTACAGGTCTGACTCCATTATCGGAACTAGAAGAGATTGAAGGATTACAAGTAAATGAAACTTATGCTTACACAGAAGAAACAACAGATCGAGTAGGCTTATTGCACATAGTAATCACTTTTACAGATAGGAGTTTTATTGATTTAGGCGCAGAAAGAGTAATACAATTGGAGAGTAAGCAGTTTTATTATGGGATAGGGGTTAAAAATGCCGGATAAATATATAACATTACAAATACCATCTGAATTTTTTGTGAAGTTTACAGAAAAATCTGCTTGTTTTAAGATTTGGGGTAGGCGTCCATTTAATGCTCCGTTCAGTATGATGGAAGGGTTTGTATCGTTAGATAATAATAATACCGATTTATTGGAATTGACATCTAACGAGCATGGTGAATGTTATGAATTTGCTTTAAAGGAATGGTTAATAGATCAAGAGGATAATCGAACTAAATTAGCGAAGTTTTTTGTTGAACCGCCAGAGCCAGAATTGCCTTTATTTGATAAAATCACTATAGAAAGTCCTTTTAATAAGACAAAAGTTTCTAGTTGGGATGCCGCTTCAAGTGGACATAATGTCCAGTTAGAAGCTAACGAAGAAGACGAAGATTGGAAACGGTTAGAAGAAATAGGCGAATCACTAGAAGAAAGTATTTTTGTAGAGTCAAAGTATGAACAGTAGAAGACAAGCGAAGGTAGATAAAATTCTTAAGTGGGATAGTAAGCAAGAATTAATAACCCAAGCACAGAGTTTAGTAAGTCCAAGACAGCGTGTTATGCCAGAGACTTACGAAAAAGATGAAAGAGGACAGCGGTTAGGGGAAGTTAATAGTATTTTAGAGAGAATGTTTCGGCGTGTTCCGAATAAATATAAAGATAAAGCGTGGAAAATTTGTCTGTACAAAATGACAGTACACGAAAAATATAAGATTGGAGATATATACTTTAATTTATTTGAGGTTCTAAAAGACGCTAAAGACGGTGTGTTTATCGACACTAACGACGACAAAAACTTATGTCTGCCAAGTTAAATCGAAAAGATTTTGTTTTAGTAGAAGGGAAAAGAATATATCCTCCAGAACCGATTAGTATAAAACATTTTTCTAACCCGTTTAAGTTTGAGATTGACGAATTAAATTTTTTAATTGCATATGAAATAAGCAGATATTCGTGGTGCAATGGTTTTTATGATTGGGAATTATGGACAGTTACAACAATAGAAGCACTTAAAGATGTACAAAAAGCGTTTAAACAGGCATTAGAAACGAAAAACCTAAAGCAAGGGATTGAAATTGCTAGTAGTGCATTATATATTTATTCGGCAGTTGTTTATACCGAAAGTTTACGGGTTTATCAAGAAGATAGTTTATGGATTCGAGATAAATACAAAGTCTTAGACGAAGTAAATATACTGCCTAGCGAGTTGGAGTATTTATTTACTCGTTATCAACAATGGGGTTTAGGGTCTGCTAAAGACAATTGGTTATTTGTTAGGCCAAACAACTCTTTAGTTACGTTACCGCCGCCTTCTAAAAGGAAAAGGAGAAACACAAAAGAAGATGTTAGTGCAATTACGGAAAGACTTGTGGCTACCGCAGAACAAAATCGAGTTGATAACCGACAACGGAAAGTCTATCGTTATCACTACTTCTATACCCTTCATGTTAGATGATGGAAGCATTACACATAGAGAAGTTTCTATTGAAGGGTTGGATAGGGCGAAGTTTTTAAAGTTTTTGCGAACAGATTTTTTCAGAATGGATTGGGCATCTTATATAAATATCGGCACCATACCCGAAAGTTTATATTGGTTTGACACAGATCAAAAAGCATGGGATGAATCTCAAATTAAAATAGAAGTGAAAACAGAAGAACCGAAAATTAAAAGTCCGTTTAAACTAATGTCTAGTTAAAAAGGAGATAGAATGAGTGATAATTCAAACGCAAGTAGCGGCGGAATAGGGTTTATAGGGTTGCTAACCATAGTCTTTATAACATTGAGATTAACTAACTATATTGATTGGTCTTGGTGGTGGGTGTTAAGTCCTGTATGGCTATCCATAGCACTACCGCTGTCATTTTTCATAGTATTTGGTGGCATGTATCTCGTAGGATGTTTATTTTTAGGTCTGTGGAAAAGGCGGCAATAAATGCCGATTCAATTTCTTAGTGGTAAAAAGCGCGGCACTCGCACCGTTAAAGCTGTAGATCAATATGATTTAAGTATCACGTCTTTAGTTTTTGAAGACAAAAATCTATTGCTTATAGTAGAAACCAAAGGTGAAATTGTAAGTCAATCAGACTTAGCGACATTGCAATACTTTAACTTAATTGTATTGGAGATTAAAAGTAAGACAACTGCCGAAGTTTTAATAAAGCACTTGGAGACAATCAAACAAAACTTATGATGATATTATTTCGAGCATCAGGATATTCGGTAAACACCAAATCACATATAGCACGAACTTATCAAATCACTTCTTTTGATGTTAAGCGTGAAACAGAGAAGTGTTATGTGATTGAAGTTGATGGACGCGACAGTTATCATCAAAAACGAGAAACCAGTAATTCAAAATGGTTTGAGAAAAGCGATGATGCAATGGCATTTCTTTTAGAGCAAGCAAGGGCTAATATATTTAGCATTAGAGATTCTTGCGATAGAGTTGTTGAAATGCTAGTTAACGTTAAATATTTTCCGTGGGATGGTGATACTTTATTTCGCATTACATTTCAAGCAGAACATTTTCTTTGTGTGCCGTTTGAAATTCTAGAACGTGTTGATGATAATTTGTGCCGTATTGCAAAAATAGGTAGACATTATGTCCACTTAGAAAATGCAGACGGTAAGCGTGAAGCATATATTGATTTTTGTCAATGGCATAGTGAAAAACCAACAGAATTAATAGGCTGGATTAGGGCGTTTGCGAATGCCCGTATTGCCTACATTGAAAATCAAATTGCGATTACAGCCCGTTTGATTTCGAGTTCGACCTAACCTACCTATGCGCTGTTACGCGGCCTGTGGGGGCCTGTTCTGCGCTTGTGGGAGGGGTATAAAGATTGCTAAAGGGAGTAAAATGAGGCGACGATTAAAATGTGGGTGCGATGTATTGGCGAATCGAATTTATTTGTGTGAAGAACACGCGTTTATAATTGAGCAATTAATTCGTACCGATGAAGGTAAGGGTTTTATTGCGATTGAAGTGCCGAAACCACAGCCTTTAATGCTAGCAGATGGTATAACTATTGACGAAGAAATAATCGAAGATGAAACGTAATATGGATAGAGAGGCTATTTATTTCATTATTCTAGTTGCTGTTTGTGTAGCGGGTTATTATTTATTGTTTAAGTAGACATAATGTCTAGCTGAAGGAGCGAAATGGGAGTTTTGGCTTGCGATAGAAAAGGATGCGAGAATGTTATGTGCGATAGGTCGGGTGAAGGTTATTATATCTGTAACGACTGCTTTGAAGAATTGTGTGGTCAAGGTATTATGCCTATCGTAAATTTTATGGAAAAACCTAAAGTACCAGATTCTACAAGGGCTGTTAGAGCCTATTATGAAGCTATATTTATAGAGAGAGGTTATTAAAATGTCATTAGACGAATTATTAAAAGATACGATTATTTACGATTGCGAAATTAAACGATGTATTCCACAAAAAGGAAAACCAAATAATCCCGATTTTGAATACTGTCAAGGATGGACAGACTATATTGGAATGGGAATTAGCGTAGTTTGTGTATATGAATTTTCTAACGACACGATGCACACTTTCGATTTTAAAAACCCATTCCACGCAAAAAAATTAAACGAATTATTTCTTGATACGCTCTGCGCTATTGGTTTTAATAATCATCATTTTGATAACAAACTATTAAACGCACACGGTTTTCTTATCCCACAAAGCTATGATATGTTTGAGGAAATTAAAAAACAGCGTGGTCAGTATCCGAAAGGACACAACTTAGACGCTATCTGTAAAGCGAATAATATCGCAAGCAAGTCAGAAAAAGAAGGTGGTGCATTAGCCCCAATACTTTATCAAAGGGGCGAATTTGAAAGATTGAATGAATACTGTCGTCAAGATGTAAGAATGACAGCAGATGTTTACAGAATGGTTTTAGATAATATGTTGCACGATCCTGTGCGCGATTGTTTATTGAGGCTTCCAGGGCCGAGGCAGATTTGTCAATTTTAATATGATAAATAAGATTTTAAAGATATTTGGCTACGAACTTGTTAAATTATTATCTCGATGTACTAGCACGTATTGCGAAAAACTTGCGTGGCTCCATTGTACTAGCGGTACTTGTAAATATCATTGCGATTTATATTGCAAATGCAACAGACATAACAAAGTGGAAGTGGTTATTCGGCCTAAAGAAAGAGTATAAATATGAACGAAATTTTATTTAGAGGAAAAACAGAAGACGGAAAATGGGTTTATGGATTGCCTGATTATGGAGATTTTGAAGGCACAATAAATGTCATTAAAGAATTTAAAGACGGTGTGATTAAGTCTTATAAAGTAATATCAGAAACGGTTGCTCCGTATGTTGGTGTTACGGATAACACAGGACAGAGAATCTTTCGGGACGATAGGTGTACGATTGCTACAGCAATAGGTAGTTCCATAGAAACTGTATGTAAAGAATCGCTTGAAGGTGGATACTTGCTATACACCAAAGAAGATTATGCACACTCTGTTAATCATACTTACTGTGGCGCTAAGTCCGTTAAAGTAGTTGGAACGATTCACGATTAAGTAGACATTATGTCCAGTCAAAAAACAACTCAAGAAACTTTCGATAAAGCCATAGAGCTACTCGAAAAGAAATTGCATACGAAAGTTAAGACAGCAATTTTAACTGTTCGTACAGAAGACGGAGAGTTTGAAGTTTTTAAAGGGAACCGAGATAATATAATAATTATGCAATTAGGTTCGGTTCAAATAAAGATTGCTAACTTATTACAAAGACCATTACAGGCAAATCAAATTGTGATTTGTTCTTTATGTGGGGGAAGCGGTAGGGATTTAGAAAATTCATTTAAACCTTGCGAAGTTTGCAGGGGTGGTGGGCAGGTAGTTTTAGTAAATAATTCAGAAGAAGGAGATTAAATGATTTATAAATACCAGTTAAAAGTGACCGATAGCCAAGAACTTGAATTGCCGAAAGGCGCGAGAATCTTGACTGTCCAAACACAACAAGAGGTAGTTTGCTTATGGGCATTAGTCGATAGCAACGCAATCGAAAGACAAAGGCACGTTATCCACTTTATCGGAACTGGCAATTCGCACATCCCATCATCTAAATTGCGATATATCGGAACAGTGCAACAGTTAGGCGGTTCGTTGGTTTGGCATGTATTCGAGGAATTTTTAGATTAAACAGAAAAAGGAGAATAACGGAATGGCAGATAAATATAGATTCGATGACAGTATTAATGCGAAAGGTAAGCAAAATCACGTTCATTATTTGAACGATAAGCCTTTAATGGGAACTTCAACGGTGTTAAGTGTTTTAGCGAAGCCTTTGGTTTGGTGGGCCGCAGGGTTGGCGGTAGGTCAATTAGGTTGGACGCCAGTTAATGAAAAATATTGGGAAGATGGAAAGTATAAAACTCGTAAACGACCAATCGAGCCGCGCATTGAAGCCGCAGGAACAAAACTTGCAGAAATTAAAGAAATGCTTGACGACGAGTATCTCGCCTTATTAGATGCGGGATACAAAGCACACGCAGTTAAGCTAGATGACAGCGCAGACGTAGGTAAAAATATGCATTACGAGTTAGAGATGTATATTAAGCGCGCCATTGACGATAACCATTCAGAGCCTTTCTTTGACACTGAAAACCCACATCCTGCAGTAGTATTATTTTCTGAGTGGGCAATGGCAAACGTGAATCGCTTTATCGCATCAGAGGCGTATTGTTATTCAAAACGCTTGTGGACAGGTGGGATTGTTGATGTTGTCTATGAAGATCGACATGGCAAATATGGATTGCTAGATTTCAAATCAGCACAAGAAGCATACGATTCTCATTTTATGCAGAACGCCGGTTACGATATTGCTATAAGCGAGAATGGTATATTCACTAAAGAGGGCGAACTGATAATGGAAATGGAGCAACGTTTCAGTCATTATGCAGTACTACCTTATGGTCTACCAGAGCCTCAAGTATCCCGTAAAGAAAATACTCTTGATTATCAGGAAGGTTTTGAGGCTTGCGTTACTTTGTATCGGTTAATGAATCCGAAGAAATTTTGACCTCTTTTAGACTGGACATAATGTCCACTTAAAACAAATAAAATGAAACAATCAAAAGCTAAACCGATACTTTCTGAAAAAGAAAGGCAAAAACAAGCGGTCTTAATGACCTATTCAAACCATCAAAAACAAATTGATGCGGCCATTGAGATTGCTTTACAAAATATCCATTGGATAGGATTGCCAGATGATTTTCTATCAAAAGTAGAAGGAACGAAGTTAATCTATCCAAAAGATATAAACCATATTCATTTGCGAATAGGGGTGAGAGAGGTAACTAAAAATCCCGAGAATCGTTTATTTGGATGGTTTGTCACTGGTTTTATCTTGAACAAACACACAAATAAATTGGTTATGCAATCTCGCTGGACTCGTAGAGATTTACAGCACGTAAAAATTCTTTCTCAAGCAATGCTATTTGGTACAGGGAAAGGTGATTTGCAATATGAAATTAAAAGTAATGTATTGCAAGGGTATAAGCCGTGTTCTGATGAAGACGTAGAGATTATTAATTTGGTTTGGGAAGAGAAAATGGATGCGTTTAACGGCGATTCTTTTCTAGCAAAATTAACGGACGCTGTGCAAAAAGCAGAGGAAGCCGGTTTCGTTGCAGATTGTGTAGTAGAGAATTCCATAGACGGAACGAGCCTGCCGCAAGATATACAAAATTTTATTGAGGAAGTGAAACAAACAGGAGCCTATACAGAGGAAACTTAACTAGACATAATGTCCAGTTAAAAATATTATGAACACAAAAGAATACATTGAAAACGTACTTAAAACAGAGTCTAACGACTTTGATAAAATCGGAGAGCGACTAGATAACATCAAAACAGAAAGACTTCTCCACGCCGGCATAGGTTTAGTTACAGAGGCCGGTGAGTTTATAGATATGTTAAAGAAGCATATCTTTTATGGCAAGCTTTTAGACTTTGTTAATCTTAAAGAAGAACTTGGAGACTTGCTTTGGTATGTGGCGATTGCCGCACACGAACTAGGCGAAGCTTCTTTTGAAGGAATAATGGAAACTAATATCGCTAAACTCAAAGCGCGTTATGGCGATAAGTTTGGAGAGACACAAGCAGAGAATAGGGATTTAGTTAAGGAGCGTGAGATTTTAGAAAAACCATTATCGCAAGATATGTTTGGAGTTATAGAATGACAGAAACTAAAATTCCTTATCGCGTAAATATTACCGCTGAAATAATTAGCGCCCCTTTTTATCAAGGCGGTGATATAAAGACTGAATCCCTAGATACGCTTGAAGAAACTGTAGAAGCAATTACCAAAAAGATTTTAGAGCGTAGTAGTTTTGTTGCTAAAGAGAGAATAGAAATTTCAATTAAAAGAAAAACGTTTCTAACTCTCGGTCTAAATATTTGGAAATATAAATGGATAGATATTGAAACCAGGATCGAGGTAGTGGAAGGCGGTTTTGAAATTAAAGTGGAGATGCCAAATGTGTAAAGAAAAACATTACGGAATACGTTTTGAAACAGGATGGATGCAAGATGGCGACGGAAAGATATTTGTTACTACTTGCACCGGAGTGGCCAAAGCATATCAAGAACTTAACGGCGGTGAGATTAAAGAATTTTGTAATCCCGAACTCAAAGAAAAAACAAAACAGTATATTGCAAGCACAGACATGGGTAGCCGGGGTCAATACGGAATGGGAGATTTATAAATAGACATAATGTTTAGTTAAATATATGAAAGTTATAAAAATAAAATTTATTACTCGCGGATATGTACAACAACATCGCAACGCTTTGTTTGTATTTGGCGATAATCTGGCAGGATTTGGGTTAGCCGGACAAGCACAGGCAATGCGCGGGGAAGTTAATGCAATTGGTATTGCCACTAAAATCTATCCACTAAATAGAGACGTAGATTACTTCGATGATAACAGGGATTGGAACACGATTTCCCTATATTACAATGCTCTCTTTAAGAGAATTGAGTACTTGTCTCGTCAATTTGAATTTATCGTAGTGCCGGAAGACGGGCTCGGCACGGGTTATTCTAAAATGCAAGAAAAATGCCCAAGACTTCTTGTATATCTTAATGAAAAATTAAAGGAACTAGAACAATTATGACACCAGAACAATTATTTCAATTACATCAATCAACTTGCGGTCAAGCATTGGAAACAATGAAACGCAAAAATCACGATTACACGGCAGGAAGTAGCCCCTTTGCGAACTTCAATGGCTCGTCTTTTCTAGGAATTGACCCTATCATTGGAATTTTAATGCGTATAATGGATAAGTTTATGCGTATTCGTACTTTTGTTCAAGTAGGAACGCTATTAGTTAAAGGAGAGTCTGTAGACGATGCTATTGAGGATTCAATTAACTATTTAATCTTAGCGAAGGGGATGATAATTGAACGTATAGAACAAAAGCGAGAAGAAGATTATATTGCAGACTTAGTTAACAAGGAGCATTAATGACCACAGAATCTAAATGGGAAGATAGGTTTCGTATTCTTAATAGGGATTGCAGGAGCATTGCTATTCAACTACAAGAAGCGCAAAGTACGATTAAAGACTTATCCGACAAACTACATATCAAGCAATGTGCTATTGATAGATGGAAAGAAGCAAATACAAAAATTGAATATCATACAGCGGAAATAAAACCAGAAGACCAAAAATCTTTGCAATGGTTTTATGACAGGATAGGTAAGACGATTTATCGTGGGTGGGATTTTTATGAAAAAGAATGTATTCATCATACTCACACACCTGTAGTAGAGATATTTCTATTCGGTGAATCTCATGCTTTCTATGTGCATATGTATAGTGAAATATGTCATTATCGAGATACACCATATTTAGCGTTATTACCACAATATTCAGAATCTACCTGTATTGAAATGACAAATACAATGATGAATCGTTTTATGAAAGCTAGAGAAACGACTCGAAAGTCTTTAAAGAAAAAGAAATGAGCATTTGGCGCAGTAGAACTGCTATTACACAACGAAAGAAAAAGTTAGTTGATCGTTATGTGGAAGCGAGAGACGAACTTAAAAAAGAACGAGAAAAAGTTTGCGAAGATAACGATATAGCCATTGCGGACTTAGAGAAAGAAATCATAGAGGCTCGGGCACAGATTGATATTTTAAGATGGGTGGAGGGAAGTGATGCGTAAAATTAACGTTACATTTAGGGAGCGGGTTGTTATTAGAATCTATTCCATAATTAAATTAGTGCGCGACTTTGTGGTTCTTAAAGTTGATAAATTTCACTGGCGTTGGGTAATGAAAGTACAAAATATTCACGATAAATACGCACAAAATAACTAGACATTTTGTCCACTTAAAATTATGGCAGTAAAAGTAAATTCAATTATTGTTCGATTAACAAAAGAAGACTTAGAAAACATTCTTGCTTGGTACGCAGACTATTCTAATTTTCAAAATAACGGTACAGATGTAAAAACTAAAGTAAAGATAAAAGAAAAACAAAAAGAACTTGAAAAACTTAATTCATAAACTTTTCGCACCTGATGGATTAATCTCACAAAATCATCCTAACTACGAATATAGACCCGGCCAAGTAGAAATGGCTAGAGGAATTTTAGATGCATTTAAAAACGAACATCATTATATCGCAGAAGCGGGAACCGGCACAGGGAAAACTATGGCCTATCTCGCACCGGCAATCGAAATGGCCTTGACGGAAGGAAAGCGAATTGTAATATCAACAGGCACTAAAAACTTACAAGAGCAATTAGTAAATAAAGATATTCCATTTCTTAAAAGTCTCATTCCGAATTTTACATATACTTGCATGAAGGGGCGTTACAATTACGCTTGCATTTCAAGAATATTAAAAGGAACGACAGAGCCGATTTTAGAGGGATTAGATGAAGCTAAATATTTTGATGTTATTCAGAAATGGTTGAACAACACACAAACCGGAGATAAAGCAGAATTAAAAACCTTACCAGAAGATTTACAAATGTGGTCGCATCTAAACGCCACTACTGAAAATTGCGTAGGAAGGAAATGTGAATATTTTGATGATTGTTTTATAACTCGAATGAGAGCGAGAGCAGATGGTTCGGATATTATTATAGTTAATCATCATTTATTTTTTGCTGATTTAGCTTTACGGGAAGCATTGCATACAAAGGCAATACCAGATTACGACTATGTAATATTTGATGAAGCGCATTTAATCGAAGAAATCGCTACTAAGTATTTTGGTTTTGAGGTATCGGACAGTTATTTGAAAAGGCTGTTAAAGAAGATTAAAAAACTACCGGCCACTTTCGATAAGTTAGTAGACCGAAGCATTGAACAGATAGAGGCTCTATGGCACGAAATCTCTTCGCTTGCAGGAACGAATAATATTTACACGCTTAAAAGTAAACTACCAGAACATTTATTAGATAATTATTTCGTACTGTCATCGTTGTTAACACAGATTCAAAAAACATTTAAACTGATAGAAGAACCTGACAAGGAAAGCAAGTTATTAGAAAGTCAATTAGCAGAAAAAAGATTCGGCATAGATTTTATTTTAACGCAAAAGGAAAGCGGATATGTTTCTTATTTTCAACGCAATAAGAAAAGCATTAAAATAGAATCGGCACCGATTGAGGTAGCGGAATTATTGCGAAGTAAGATATTCGATAAGGTAAAATCCTGTATATTAACATCGGCTACCTTATCAATTAATGGCAAGTTAGACTTTATTTCAGAAAGATTAGGAATTGATAAACCTAAAAAATTTATAGCGCCGTCAGTGTTTGATTATCAAAAGCAAGCAATCCTTTACTTGCCACCGGAAATGAGTGAGCCTAGTTCACCAAATTTTACACGGCAAGCGATAGAAAAATGCATTGAGGTATTAAATATTACAGACGGCAGGGCGTTTATTTTGACAACTAGCAACAAGTCAATGAACGATTTGTATAATGGGGTTTGTAATCGAATCAATCATCCGTGTTTATTACAAGGGCAGATGTCCAAAACTGGAATACTGGAAGAATTTCATCGCGTTCCTAATTCTGTTTTATTTGCCACAACGTCATTTTGGGAAGGGATAGATATTCAAGGTGAAAAATTATCGTGCGTGATTATCGACAAGTTGCCTTTCTCTGTACCGGACGATCCCGTGACAGAGGCGCGAAATGATTTCATTGCACAAAGCGGGGGTAATGCCTTCTATCAATACTCATTACCAGAGGCGGTTATAGCATTAAAACAAGGATTCGGAAGGTTGATAAGAAGTAAGAAAGATACGGGTGTAGTTATGATACTTGACCCGCGATTAAAGACGAAGGGGTATGGGCAGTATTTTTTAAACAGTTTACCGGATGCAAGGGTAAGTAATGATATAGAGGATGTAAGGAGGTTATTTATATGAATCAGCCATTAAAGAAATGCGATAATCCAGAATGTAACCGCCGAACTACAGCGATGTATTGTTGTGGCTCTTGTAATCAAGCCCATCAAAATCATTATGAAATTCACGAAAGCGGAGTGCTTGGACATTCCGAAGGATGCGATGAGCGACACAGAGAGCGATGTAAAAATCCCAACGTATCTGGCCCGTTGTTTGATAGAAATTTACGTTTTAAAATATAGCTAGACATAATGTCTATCTAACTTTAATTATGGGAACAGAACATTTATATTCCAAAGGTTTAAACGATGAGTGTTATACACCTAGATATGCTATATGGCCCTTGTTAGATTTTATACCAGAAGGTGCAATAGTATGGTGTCCATTTGATACAAAGAAAAGTAAATTTGTGCAGGAAATTTCACTATATAACGAAGTAATTTATTCGCATTGTTCAGTCAAAGGGCAAAATTTCTATCATTACGAACCTGATAAGTGGGATATATTAATATCCAACCCGCCTTTTTCTGGTAAGCGTGAAATTTTTGAAAGGGCATTATCATTTGATAAACCATTTGCTTTACTTATGACCGTTACTTGGCTAAACGATTCGGGGCCAGCTCAATTATTTAAAGGTAAAGACCTACAATTGCTAATGTTTGATAAGCGTATTCACTATGAAAATAGAAATACCAATAACGGAAGTCCTACGTTTAGTTCGGCTTATTTTTGTTGGAGCTTCTTACCAAAGCAAATTATAATAAAAGAATTGAGAAGATAACTAGACATAATGTCCACTTAAAACTATGGAACAACACTTTAATAATTTAACACCGGCAGAACAAGAGCGTCTTGTAATCGTACAGGAAGAATGTGCAGAAGTGATTCAAATTATTTGCAAAATTCTTCGACACGGTTACGAATCTTATCATCCCGACGACGACACGAAAAGTAATCGAGAGTTGCTAGAAAAAGAACTTGGCGATTTAACGGAAAATATTGATCGTCTATGTGTCAGAGATGTCAACAGAACACAGATTGAGCATTTTGCAAAACAGAAAAGAAAGAATATTGTTCAATATTTACATCATCAAAAATCATGAAAACCTACTTCGCCATACAAGATTTATTAGCAAAAGGAATGACTCCAGAGCAAGTTAATACACAAGTATTTGCCACAGACCATTTTAAAAAAGCGTTTGAAAAAGAATACAACAAACGCTTTAAAAAGCCAAGTGGACACAATGTCTAGTTAAATATATGTATTATTTTATTTGTGATAATTGTCAAACAGAGCAACAGAGTATAGTTAAGCCGTTTCAATACGAATCTACAATTATATGTAATTTATGTTTAGATCGTTTTAAAGCAAGTCTCGACCGTGAGGCGAATACTTCTGCTGTCCCGGAAGAGTCTCATAAACCGGAGCCTCAAACTTAATATCATTACCTTTATCTCCCGCACCATCACCTGTACGAGTAGTGGAATATCCTCCGTTCGTGGAAATGGGCGGGGGAACAGTATTATAGTTTTCATTAACGCTAAGAGTAGTTTCTAAAAATTTTTCTTCTTTAGCAGTCCGTTCGTCAAATTCTGCCGATAAATATAATTGTGTATCTAAAGTCACTTCACCTTTAGGATTAAAACTTATATCCTCAATAGAAAATGGAGTATAAGAAACGCCCTCCATTGTTTGATGACGAATTGCTATAACCTCTGAATGTTCGTGAAACATTCCACGTAAACCAGTAGTGAATTTTGCCGGCAAATTTCCATCTATGTAATGAATAGCCGCCGCTTTTTGCAAAATTGCCGCTTGCTTGTAATTATCAACTCCACGTAAATCGAGTTCCAAAAAGTTCATATTCCTTTCGTTTTCTGCCGCATCCCACGCAACGCGAGGTTGAATTTCTACTTGCACAAAATCCCGTACTGCTGAAATATAAGTGGCTTTTACGCCGTGAAAAGTTTCTTGCCGCTTAGAGTTCAAAACAAAATCTCTCATATTGTCTCGGATTCCGTTACTATGAAATCCGTCTTTTCCGTCTTCGTAAATTTCGACTACCCGTAAAATTTCTTCACCTATGTTATGAGCGTGTTCTAATTCCTTATCGAGTTTAATATAGCCAGTTTGACAACGAACATAAATTTTAGATTTGTTCAAAGAAAAAATTTCTGCTGTCCACGTTTCACGAAAAGCAGGAGAAGCCATAAGCCGCGTTCTAAACATTTCAGCCACGACCTCTGTAGTATCTAATTCATCACAGGCATAGTCCCATTTCAAAACATCGCCATTGGGTTCTGTAAACGTTAAAGTAATTAAATCTCCCGCACTAGCAGTCCCGTCAAATTCAATGGTAATTTCTGCGGGGGCAAATTCACGCTCCACAAATGCAGTAGGACAAGTCACGCCTACACCTGTAGAGGTACAAGAAACAACCGTTTCGGCATTACCGTTTACATATCTAATACCTTTTATCTTAGCTACTTCGCACGTTTTAAGCCCGTTTCCAATTAGCAAGTACCCATACGTAGAGAAGAAATTTACGACGTTTGTAACAGCCACTTCTGCGTCTGTAACAGTGGTATTAGAGCGTATGAAACAGTTGTCTGCGGGTCGTCTGCAATCAATCCCCACCTTACCAAATAGATCAAAATTTAGAAAGCCTCTAAACGTAGGTAACACTAAACTAAACAAAATATCTGATAGCTTAGACTTCTCACGTATAACTAAATTGGTTGTATAGCGATACATTAAATATGTACGAGACTGTACTACAACGGGCGAGTTAAGTGCGCTACCCCAATTAATATCAGGAGGATAACTATAAATATCATCGAATATAGGAATATTTTCCACGGATTCTAACTGTGCCACATTATGTCTAGCTAAACCCGTAGAAGGAGCCGCAACGCCACGATTAAGTCTTAAAACATTCGCGTCATATCTAGCCGTAGAACGAAAACGTTGAAACTCTCCATTCTGATATGAGGTAAATTCAGCCGCGGTTATTACAGGAATTTCTGCATCGGTATCATCTTCAATTACAGTGAAACATCTTTCAAATGTACGCGCATTAATATGCTCGTTAAACCAAGTATTTTTAACTACTGTATATGGAAAGTTGGTAATTAAGTCTCTAACTATATCAACCGGATTATGACTCCAAGTTATCTTAAATCCTCCAAAACCATCTGGTACAGTGAGTAAAGAGCCTTTTACAATAGCAGATGTAATAGGTAATTCTTCTGGTTCGTCAGCGGCAGGAGAGCCTGTGTAACTTGCGCCTATATAGGCTAACCTACTATTATATCCACTTTGCGGAAAACGGGGGTCTGGCTGTTGCGTACCCTCGCCGCCTAATTCGCCTAAGTGTTGCGTAATGCTTGCTAAAGTTAACTTAGGGTTATGGCAAATAATATTATAAAATCCTTGAATTGGGCCTTTGCATCCTCCCAATAATCCATTTAATTCCGTACCTATGTCTACCCAAGTGAAGGGGTTTAATTCAATACGGCTACGCCCATAAACTTTTGCAATTGTAGTATCTGTATTCGGAGATTGATTTTTACTGCTATAAGGAACAGGCGTATGAGTGATTTTTTTAGTTTTGAAAAATAGCCCTAGCAATCCAAATAGACCGCTCATATTGCCATTAACAACAGTCACACGATCAAACTGTCCAGTGATAGCGACTTGATTTTGCCCTTGATAAAACCTATCGTTTTGTAATTGCTGACATCTAGCAAAAGTACGATTACAACCCCCTTGACCAAAGGCATTAAAAGCCGCTTTATATAATGGAGATTTTTGCTCAAAAGTCTGATTCCCTAAACATTCACCTTTACCAAAAAATAGCCCACAACTTGAGCCGTATTTATCAGTAGCGACTTCATAGGAAAAATTGCCAATCTCTTGAGAGCAATTAATTTTAACGCCATTTGCATCAAGGTCTTCCGACTCTACAACTCTTCCCCACCAAATAAGACGAGTCATATTCACGTCTTCTAGCGCAGGGAACATAATGCGAACCGCAACACGCATACCTTTAATTAACTGTTTAAAAACAAAAGCAGAACCGCTCTGAAATCCACGTTCTATATTCACTAATTCCAACGTCATACTATTAAAAGACCTACCAATGAATTTTTTCATTTCGGGTATAGACCTAATAGCATCACGATAGTTTAAATTATGCCATTTGAAACGAGAGGCAGATAGACGAAATAAAGCCAGATCGGGACGGCCAAAAATATCATCAAAATCAGGCAAATAAAATTCCACACCTAAATAAAAATCTCCACGATTGATTTCGTGAATCATTTGTTTAGGAAGGTTTTCATAACCGCCCTCAAGATTAACTATATCGGGCGTAGGAAATAAATCTTCCGAGCGCCCGAAAAGTTCATATTGGGATTGAATTAGTTGACTTTGACTAAAGGTAGACATATTTTAAGTAGACATAATGTCTAGTTATTTTGATGTTTTAGCGTTTGCTTTCTCCAATTAATACCTTAGTTCCATAAACAAAGCTATAATTTTCATCTAAAGGTATTACGTGTTGATCTTCATAAAAACAGCCCTGCTTATATAAAGTATTCATTGTACTATCTATGTTAATTTTTAATACTGTTAAACCGTTACCATCCTCTCCACAAATACGTACCACAGCCGGAGGTGGACCATCTTTTTGTCGGAAGTAACCTAGAATTGTTCCGCTTAATAAGCAGATTGATAGATAAAGGCTTTGCATTAATAATTTAATTTTCCTATTACGGTTTCTAAAATCCATATATAATCACCACTATATTGTCCAAGATATTTAAAATGAACGTATTGACCTACTGTTTGATCGTTAAATGTTACCACACTAAAGCGAGGGATAGCATTGGGCGACGTAAATCCATCCCCAAAGAATACTTTTGTGTGATCGGGTAATTCAAACGATAAATCACTACCTATACCGGAGTGTGCTATAGCAAACTCAAAAACACCGGGAGTTAAAGCTACAGATGCCCCATCGGGAATCGTTAAAGTAATTGCAGAAATGGCGGTAGCATTGTCATTTATCACCCTATAGGAAGTTAGATTTAACGCTACACTATTTGATCGATGTACTACAATCCACGGAACCTCATCGTAGCTAGTTGCTTGTGCTTGCAGTTTTCCAATGGCAACAAGTATTGAGTCCGTAGCCGTGACATCAGTAGAATCAGCGAACGATATGCCTGTTAGTAATCTTGACAGAACAGCATTTAACTGACCTTGTATTTTCTGGAACGCCCCGAGTATAGTATCCGTAGCGGCCAAAATTGCATTAGAACCAACTGAATATCCTGTCAACAATGCCGCTAAAACCCTTGTTCCTACTGTGCTTTCATAAAAATTCGTACCATCAAAAGTTAAAACGATTTGACTGCCAGCTTTTGTAATAAAATTCGTTTCAATCTTAATATTATTTCCTGCCGTTAATGTAAGAATTCCATCAAAAATTAATCGCAACACATCCCCTGCCTTAAAATTTGTGGCAACGATTGACGTGATACTCGTAGTGCCCGTAACGTGCGTAGTCAAAGCCAGCGGCACGAGCGCTGTTGCGCTTGGAGTTGTAGGCATTAATGAGTCCATATCAAGGAGTGCCCCTGCATTATTATTAACCCCTGTCGGATATGTTACGCCAACATGAAAATCACAACGACGAGCTATAAGCCTACTAATATTTGTATCTAATTGAACGTAGTTAATATCATTTCCAAATTTAACGTCTTCTAGGATTACCGTTTCAGTAGCATATCTTTGTATGCGTATCCCGCACCCATCCGCAGTAGAGCCACCGGTTTTGCCAATAAATGTATTCTTAATAGATATAGTTCCGTAATCTGTACCCACCGCTGAAAATACGTGTATTCCAAACGAACCCCCCTTATTGATAAAGGCATGGTCGATATCAAGTCTGCCGCCATTGGCTATACTAATAGCAGAAGCACCAACTCCTTCGTCGAAGAAAGAGTTCCTAATGATAACTGATTGAGTTTCATTTGCGGCAGGGGTATCAGTGGCTATCCAAGAGTTAGCGGTAGAACCCCCTTCGTAATATATACTATCAATATCAACGTAATCAACAAATTGTGTATTATGTATCTCAACAGATTTCCAGTTCATTGCTGATATATTAGCGGTATTAGCCGTTCCGCATCCACCAAAAACACAATTTTCTACTCGTATATTACAACTATCTGCATAAAATAAACCAGAAGCACTTACGTCAGCAACGCACCTAACTCCACCTAAGACGCAATTTCGGACTAAGACTCGATCGACAAAATTAAACCCAAACACATAATTATTAAAGCAAGCTGTACCGGCTGTTGGATGGCCGATAATTGTTAAGTTTTCATATACTACTAATTTTGCGTTTGAAAGCAATACTTTATCAGTTGCGTCATTAGCAATTTGTATTTTGGAATTACCCGTACCACGAAAAACTATTAAACCTTCACTACCTGTAAAGTTCTTAGATACTCCACCGGCAGAAATTAATGTAGTTCCTTCTGGAAAAATAATCACACCGCCACCTTTAGCGATTACTGCATCAAGTGCATCTGAAAGAGCGTCTGTACAATCGGTAATCCCATCAGCTACAGCGCCGTAGGTTGTTAAATCAAAAACATAAGGAGGTAAATTTTCGGGTAGCACTCTGGCGTCAGCGTCTAACCCTGCATATCCATCACTTATATTTTTGTTCGCTGATAATTCATAATTACCGGCCTGTGCTTCAATTTCCGTTTTAGTATAATATCGGCTATCGTGATCGTGAGCCGCAGGAGGAAATGTGGTCGGTATATCTTGTAATTCACTATAGCTAAGTTCTATTGTTTCTTCGATTGCAACTTCAAATACAATAGGAATGTGAGCTGTCGCACCGTTGGTTTCAATTAAATCCACTCGCAAATGGCTTAACATTGACACAGAAAAACCATCAGGCAAAGTAGAACCACCTAATACTTGACCTGTAGTAATCAAAAAATCCGTAACATAACCACCATCGCTATAATAAACAGCCCATCTTAAGTCATGCGTAACAGGTTCTTGAACACGAAGCCACACCTGTTTCACTACGCCGTCTTTTAAAGGGTAGAAAACTATAACGCCGTTAGCCGGGGTAGTTAAGGAAGAACCTTCCCAATTTTTTTGATAATTAACTAACATATTATTTTAAGTAGACATAATGTCTAGCTATCCTATAAACGGAAAGGCGGTAGAACAGCACCTTATCCGTTCTAACGCCTTTTATGATTCAAGTGGATTATCTGCCCAACGCATAGACAAACTCCTTGCTTGTTCCGTTGCATAAAGACCATGATCGTTAGTATAACTAACTAGCCTAACATATTTATACACTATTGCAGTATGTCTGTCAACTACTGTGAAATATTCTGTGTATTTAACTTGCGTATAAAAAGAATCTAAACGCTTTGCGCTTTGTAAAGCAGACTCACATCGACTAGAATCCGAGCCAATCACGCATTGACAAGGAGTATTTCCCTGCGCGAGAGGTTGATAGGTAACATCCCAAACTGAAATCCCTACACGATTTTGATTCTTAACTTGCTGTGTGCCACCAGTCATTTCCACCGTATTAGCTTTAAAATCTGGTCTGTTTTGTTTCCATTTTTCAGGATTCGCACCACAAAATTTAGGAGTTGGGTACATCGCTTCAATTCTTACGGTAAAATCATAAACCTGGCCGCATCCTGTAACTCGAACCTTAACATCTTTCTGTCCAAAAACTTCATTTTGAGCATCTGTAGGCGCAATTAAATGGCCCTGTAATGTAATAAGTGAAGGATAATTAAGCGATGTATAAACAGCACGTAAACAAGTGGAATGAAAATAAACATCCTCACCTTGCGCTAAGTCTGGATAATGACCATCTTCATTTACTCCATCTACGGTTAATTTAGGAACTACGGTTAACGTGCAATTTGCATGAACATTGCCAATCGTATAAGTAAAAGTAGTCACGCCCTCGGTAAATGGTGCTTGCCATTTTAGATCTGATAAAATCGTTCCGTTCGTCGCTTCAAACAAACCGCCATTGCCACCATTGCTTTCAAATTGAATAGCTTCACCTTGTATCACCGTCCCACCGCAATTACCATTGATAGGTTTAATATATAATGCGGCAACTTCAACCGGAACGACTTTATCAACTTCAACGTCAGGATGCGATAGAGCGATATTGAAATTACCCAAAAAATCAGCAGTAACTCCAAAATGCGTTCCGTCTATTGCCCTTACTGCCGCCACTGTCTCTGACGGAATTAAGGTGTAGGTAAGGTTTCCTGTTCCGAGGGGAATTGTTGCTGTGTCTATTCTTCTTAAAGTATGCCGCAACCAATTTCCTGCGAGTTCCAGATTGTAGTAAAATTTAAAATCAGTAACATCAGCAGGAATTGGATAACTAGATTCATTTCTCCAAATGTGATTATTTTCTCTTTGGCAAATCAAATTACCATTACCGTCATTGTAGAACGCCATATTATCGCCGTCATGAATTTCTCGGGCGGTAAAAATGACATTGCCAAACATCGTTAAATCATAATGCCAATGGTCGCTTCCATTATTCGAGTAGGCGTAGATGGTGGACCATATTCCTCTATTATCAATCACACCAATTATTACCGCTTGACGAGTCGCGATAGGTTCAACTATATTACCATTCAACCAGAACGGCTGTTCTTTTCTATACCGTGCAATGCCTCGCACAAAGGAGTCATTTAGACTAGAGCCGGAAGTTTTGAGAATACGAGTATAGGATGGATTATTGTCCATCACTATATTATCGCTTACCTCATATTCACCAGGAATGAAAGCGGTGGGTAGGCCAAGAATAGTTACCTGACCACCAACCTCAAGTGAACCTTCAACACCTGTGGCTAATCGAAGAATTTCTGGACTGGCTAAAATTTCGTTTGGCATTTTAATTATTTAACTGGACATTATGTCTAGCTACGATTGTTGTATTAATAAAACAAATGTTTCTTTAAGTGGACATTATGTCTAGTTGACTCTTTAGAGTCTGTTCTATACTCCCGGTTGTGTTAACCAATCCCCTGCACTATTTGCTACTAATGTAGTTAAAGCAGTATTGCGATTGATTTCGGTTTGATTGATTTTGATAATTTGCCCATTGTCTGTACGAATATCTAGCTGAATCAATACAGATAATAATTTTTGCTTGAGGATTTGATTATCCCTACTCGCATCATAGGCATCTTTATCAAAACCTGCCGCAGTTGATTGAGCAGAGGCGGAATTTTTTGCGCTATCACCATCAAGCGTTCCAAGTACACCTGCACCTGCATAGGCCGCTACCGCAACCCCACCCCACGCCGCCGCCGCTAAACCGGCTTTTCCTGCCGTAGAAAAGTCTCCAAATACTAATGCTGATAAAGCAACTGCCGCATATTCTAACGCTTTGATAGTGGCCTTTTTACCTAATGCTTTTAATTCTTCTTTTAATGCTCTAGCAATTCCCTTGAGAGATAGGTCATTTAAGTTTTCAAGTGCGCCACCTAAAGCAAAAATAACATCTTTTGTTTTACCTAAACCACCTTTTAATTTATCTAGCCAACCTAATGTAGATTGAACATTTTTACCTGTTTTATCTGCGGACTCATCACTAATAACCCCTTCATTTACATTGCCTTCGGCGTCAATGCCTCCTGCGTCGATATTAAAATCAGGTTGTTCTTGTTTCTTTTTCTTGCCAAATATACTGCCAACCGCCTCACCTAAAACGTTTGTAAAAATTTCAGTGATAGTTGTGCCGTACTTGCTAAGTCCGCTAATCTTTTCATCAAGAATTTGTTTTTGTAAGTCGGACTCTCTGCGTAAATTACCTTCAATAATTTGATACTGCTCATTAATCTGTTTAATTCTAGCCTCGTTACCTTGTGCTTGCAGAATCATAATATCCTTTTCATATTCCAATCTGAATAACGCAAGTCTATATTCATTCTCTGCACGAAGTTTTTGATTTTCAAGGATACGTTTTTCTAATTCATAAGTTGCACTTGAGCCACCAGTAATGGCCGCGATTATAGCCTTACCAAAATCCTTAACACTTTTTATATCAGGTAGAATATTCCCGCGTGATTTTTTCAAATCAAGCAGTTCTTTTTCTAATTCCAGTTCATTTGACTTAGATTCTAAAGTCTCTTGCTGTTTATCATAGATAGCTTTATTATATTCATAGAGTTTTGTTTTTAATTCAACGTCCGTTTTTAGTTGATCGGATTGAAGTTTTTTAGCGTTTTCTAGCGCTTTAACAATATCCGCAACCATTACGTCAAATTCAGCCTTGCTTAACCTATCGGGAAAAGCACTATCATTAATACCACCTAGAAAACCTAAGAGCTGAACCGCTTGATCTATGAAGTTACCAAGTTTTCCTGTGTCACTAAAATTACTACTCTGCACAATCTCTAAAGATTTGCGAGTAGACTTCATTAGTACGTCCATTTGTGAAATCGTACCCGCACTTAACCCCATACTTGGAGACGCCACTAAATTATCATTTAATCTAGTAATGGAATCTCTTAAAGTAAGATTTTGCGTTATTTGAGATTTAGCAATTTTAGCCGCAACTTCATTAAAGGCCGCATCGACATTGACGCCTATTTTAGCTAATTCAATGTATTGGTCTAACAGACTCATAGAGCCTTTTTGATATTCTTCTACTGCCTTTTTAATACCTTCTTCATTACGCTTACCACGTTTGATTAAAGTGTCAAAGAAATTTTCTTCATCCGATTTAAATTGTTTATCTAACGTAGTCTTATTGTCACGAACTAACTTATCGTGATCGGCTTGAATTTTTCTAGCTTCATTAGTATCAGGAGTAACACCAACCATTGACTGTTCTAAAAGAAGCTTTGCCTGTTCTTCCGTTAGCTTGCGAATCTCTGCGTGAATACCTTTAATGGTAGTTAATTGAGTACGAATATCGCTAACCGTATCTGCGCCTTTTAAAATAATGTCTGCTAATTCTGTTTGAGAGACGATACCCGCACTTAAACTATCTATGTCAGTTTGAATTTTAGACTGACCTTCAATCTTTAATTCTTCTTCCTTTGCTTCTTTAACTTTCTTTAAAAAATCTTTACGGGCTTGTCTATTTCGTTCAATAGCCTCGTCAATTTCATCGGTAACTTTCTTTTCTACTTCAAATTTATCAATTAATAATTGCTTAGTAGCTTGTATGCGTCTCAATGTAAGTATAGCAACTTGCTGTGGCTGGCTTCCTGTTGGCTTATTAGCCGCGTCGAGCGCAACATCATCTATGGTGCTATCTAGCCATTTTAAAATATCGCCACCTTCTTTGGCATATTTTTCTAAATCCACCATTACCTGTTCGCCGTAAACGCCTTTGGCTTGATCGGCACGATAGACTTCTGCTTCTGATATAGCTAAGTCTTTTAGTGCTTTAGCTATACGCAAATTAGCCTTACGTCTTGCTTCAATCTTAGCAGTTACTTCATTAGCCGCTAGAGCGATACGTGCTTCTTCTCGTTGTTGAGGGTTACTTAAATCGGCATCACTAATGGCATCAGAACGGTCTGACATTGCAGAATCAGCAATACGCCCCGCAGTTTTCCCTGCTCTTTCTGCGTTTAAACCACTTTGAGCTAAAATGTTTTTCCGTACTTGATCTTCTTCTTTTTTTAACGCCTCATATAATTGATCTAAGAATTTTTTAGCATCCTCTGCCTGTTTAGAAGTTTCCTTTACCTGTTTACCATAATCTTTAAACGCTCCTGCGCTTTCGAGTGCGGCCTTTGCTGTCTCTCCTACAGTATCGCCTAATTCTTTATTTTTCTTTTTGGCTTTATCTATGCCTTCGTCAAGGTTTGCATCAATGCCTTTTCCAGAAATTAATGTAGAAAAAATATTAACAATGCCGTGAACTATATCACTCATTCCAAGTAAAGACTTATAAGTTTCGAGTATTCTTACTTGTAAATTAGCCCAAGCGCCAGCCCATCCTTGATTTATTAAATCGGTGATAAAATATAATAAGTCGCGGACTCCCGCTAAGGGCACAGAAATAGCGCTATTGAGGATGCTCCCAATCTCCAGTAATCCTCTTAAAAAGCCCGTTACTATATCCGTAACGCCTATATAAGCAAGACCATCGCCTATGCCATTGACCAGAGTGTAGATAGTTTCAAGCAATGCCCCAATAGTTTGTAATGCTTTAATTAAAATGGAAGCCGAATTACTAAAAGCCCTTGCTAGAGAAGTCCGAAGGTTTTCACTTTTAGCAATGGCCGCAGTTATTAAAAGAAGTACACCGCTAATAATAAGTCCAAAGGGTGTAATTAAAACTAAAAGACGCGGTAACTGGACAATAAGTCTAGTTATCCAAATGATTGCAGTAGCTAACATTCCACCTGTAGCCGCGCCTTCTGCCGCTAAAAGAGAGCCTAAACCAGATGTAGCCACACTTGCCGCAATTGCATTACCTGTTAATAAAGCAAAGCCAGACGCAATCGCTTTCAAGATAAAAGCTAAACCGCCACCTACGACTCCAAGTGTACCGAAGATATAAATTAATGGCCCTGCCGCCGCGGTTAAAGCGATGATTACGGCAACGAAAGTTTTTGTAGCGGGAGTAGCTTGCTCCATCCACTTCATAAACCTGTCAAGAAGCGGCAAAACTTTAGTTTCTACCCAATTTAAAATAACAAGAAATTGGTTTTTATATACATCAAAAAATCTTTTACCCATTACAGCAAAAGCATCTGTGATGTTATCAATTTTATTTTGAATGGAATCTGCCGCTGGCTCTTTCGATAATTTTTCCATCGTCTTCATTAAGACTTCAAACGCATCTAAACCAGACGCCTTTAGAGACTCCTGATTAACTTGACCACCTAAAACATCACGCATTGCCTTATTAAGACGCGGAGCAAGTTGCAATGATTTTTCTACATTTTGACCAAATTCACCAGTGGAAAAAACGTCAGTAATAAAATCAAGTATGGATTTCTTTTCAGTCGAAGTAACAGCTTCTAAGGCGCGAGTATAACCTTTGCCGAAAGTTTCAAGTTGTGCGTCTGTTAAATTTCTATCTTTACCAATTGTAAGCAAGTTATTGAATAACTGCATCGTCTCGGTAAGTGTGATGTTAGGTTCTTTTGCTACCTTACGAACAGTATCATAAATAGAAGCGATCTGTGCTTTAGATTTACCCGCAACAATCTCAAGGCGTTTCTCAAACTGCTCAAATTCCAACCCTGTGTTCAATACTACCTTGCCCATTTCAATCATTGGGCGCGTAACGGTATTGGTCATTAACATACCGAGTTGCTGTAAGGCAAAGCCGCCCACAACAATACGGTAAAACATTTCTTTAAATGCTTTGTCTTGCTCTTTAATACGGAGATTGGTCAAGGCAAGAGTGCGGTCTGCCTGATGCAATTTTGTATCAAAATTATCAAGAGCGGTAACAATAGCCCGCAATGCCAAAACATCGCTCTTAGTCCAGTTGACATTCTCTTCGGTTTTAACATTTACTTTATGAACACGGTCAGCTAAACCTGCTAATTTATTATCAAGAGATTGAATAATTGAGTTAGCGCGAGTCGGGTCAATTAAACCTTTATCTAAGGCGGATTTAACAGTAGCTTTAAACTGCTCTAATTTCTCTTCTGCTTTTTCGGCGGCTATTTCGTATTCGTGTAGAAGTTGTGTAACTCTATCATTAGTTTTAGCATTAGAGCTACCACTAGATAAAGACTTAGACAGGTTCCCCATTTTCGCTTGAACCTTTTCAGCAAAAATGTTAAATTGAGCCAGTGCTTCGTCTAGCTCAAATCTTCCTGTCCAAATTACTTGATCTTGTGCGGCCATATATTTAACTTAGCTGGACATTATGTCTAGTTATCTGATTCCAAGTTTACCAATCCCTGCCATTAATGCTTGAGTTTGTTGCTCTTGCTTCTCTTGAATCATCTTCTGTATTTTAGTGTCTTCTTTGGTGAATCCCATAAAACAGATAGTGTCTATTTCAAAAGCATTAGTGCCACCGATAACTCGCATCCATTCTGCAACTCTACCGGGGTACATCTTCCACAATAATGTGCCGTGTCGATCGAGGAAATCCTGCCAGCTTATCAGCCGGTACTTCCAGAACCTCCCCATCTTTATCATCAGAAAGAAAAGGAATATTAGCAATCACTGGAGTTGAAATATCTTCGTCTAATGTATCCATTATCATTGACTGAAAGTTAGCGGCAATTTTAAATAATTCATCGCTATCTAACATTCCAATCCAAATATACATTTCGTCTTTATTTTCGGATTCGGCCTTAGCGTTGGCGAGGTCGCATTCTTCTTTGCTACTCAAGAAAAATATATCAAACTTATCCCTATAACCATCAGCCTCATACCAACCTTTTAATGCTTTAGAGATTAAAAATTGTTTGCCAACTTTCGTGATAAGCGCAATCATTTCAAGAGGATTTGCTGTGGCGTGTTCCTTCACTTCCTCAAAGCTATCTTGTAGGAATTGATTACTTTCTGCTTCGGAAGAATTGGATTCCTGCATTTTCTTGAGATTTTCTTGATAGGTTTTGCTATAGCGACCGATTAAATCAGTCACAATACCAGATTCAAGAATAAAGGTAGTGTCAGGTGGGGAGCAACTAACGCTAAGTGGGACTATGGGCAAGTCCGCGGCGGGTCTAACGGCAAGTTGGTTATTTATTCCAAATAACTCATAAACGACGAAGGGCGCTACCTTCGCAAGTTTCTGTCTAAGCGCTGTTAAGTGTTTCATTGTTTTAAGTAGACATCAGCCTTTAGGCTGTGTTCTATGTCTAGTTATTCATCTCCTTTTATTATTAGTCGTTATCAAACCAATTACCCGTTACGGCGATAACGTTGAGCTTCCCGCCTGATTTGCGGAGAGTGATGGTTGCCGCGAGACTGCCAGAAGCTATGCAACAAGTATTTAATTCGCGTAAATCCGCTATAACGCCTGTCCAAAAAACAAACTGCCCATAGATATTATGAGTCCCGCCGCGATTGATATTGACGGTGTTATCCGCGACAATCTGGAACGTTACAAACCATCCATCATCAAAATTGGCGTCATCCAAAAGGAAGGTGACAGGATCTCCGGCCCCCGCATTATCAAATATCTTCCCGCAATCCTCATTCGTCACGGTCAGCGCGTTATCACTATCGGTATGCGAGACGCTTCCCCGATTAACTATCTGCCACGGCAACACGCTCTTGAGAGAAGGAACGGCGGTGACGGTGGGGGCGGGGGCGGCTCCATCCCCTGAAGTACTCCATTCAGCGGTCAGCGGATCGGCTATATTCGCATTACCGAAATAAACATTTACACCGTCGCCATCGTAGACGCCGAGCCTGTTGCCGGCGACCTCGCCATACACAATCGAGCTAACTAGCGGATCGGTTCCTTCTAGATTCCAATACGATTCGCCATTATGTTGACCGGAGTATGTATAGCCCGTTAATGAATTTACACTCTCCGTACCCGCTCCCGATACGACGATGTCGTTTTGGAGGGCGAGAAACTCAGCGGACGGGTCGAGGGTTCCGGGGGTTAAACCTGCAACTAAATCGGTTAAATTTTCTTCTGTAAAGTTTCCTGATAGATCGGATTCTTTGACATACTCACTGTCAGCTAACGCTTTGGCTGTAATAAGTTTTGTGTTATCCGTACCAGTGTTAACTTCTACGCCAGAGGCTTTTACAATAGCCGTGCCGGGAATGTCGTAAGAGTCCCATATACCACCATTAGCAAAAAAGACTGTGGCTAATGAATCACCGATCTTACTCCAAGCAAACGAACCATCTGGCGCGTCTGTCTCTGTGACACCGGCTTCAATTTCTATATCAAAGACGTAAAAATACTTATTGTTATATTTTAAACGCTGACCAATTTTTTCGTCGTCTTCGTTGAATACACTTGCCATAATTAATCACCGTTATAGTAAATTACGCCTCGGCCAATCAGCATTGTTCCATCTATACCTAAGTCACCAAATAATCTAAAATCGTTTCTATATGCCAATTTTGCTTTAGGGATAGTACATCGAACTGAAATATATTCTGTGGTATCATTAGGGTTTTCAATTAACTCGTTGGCTGTTAAAGTTTCCACAGAACAACTTCGCATCCATTCTAAACTAACCTCTGTGATTTCTGTTTTTAAAATGCCAGATTTATCGCATAAAGACACAATAGACTGCCCACAATTATCTACTAATGAAGTATCTTCATCTTGAAAGACAAATTCTAAAACTAAATCATCTTCAACGGGGGTGTTAATGACTAAGGAAGTCATCGGAACAAATCTTTGAGTTAGGTTGGTGGTTGGCATTGAAAGAATCTAAATTTTAAAATGGGAGAGTGACGCGTTTCACTCTCCCTTCCGTTTTAGCGGGGAAGTCCCGCGTGTGGATTTTTAACTAGACATTATGTCTACTTACGATTACGGAGTTCCCGAAGCAATTCGATTCCACGCTTTATCAAATTGATAGTAACGCCAAATTCTACCATCGGCATCAGGATAACATTCAATACTTAAAGGCAATACGGCTTGTACCGTTGAACCAACTTCGGGATTAAACGGAGTATAGCTTATGCAGTTTCCAAATTCAATCGCATCATAGGTAGGTATGTCACCACAATCAGGCGAACGAAATACTAGAATTAAACGAATCCGTTTCAAGCATCCAGTAGCATATTGCGTCAAAACTCTTGCGCTGTGTTCTTGAGTCTCAACTACAAACTGCAAGACGCGCTTCAAAATATTGAAATTTCGAATAGCAATAGCAGAACCCGTAAAGGTATACATATCAATTCGCAAGTTACTTCCCAAACTACCCACATCCGAATTAAACGCCGTTTTAGTCAAGGTCGGCTCAATTTTACCTGAACCCAAGAAATCACCCAACCAGTCAGGATGCGAAACTTGATTTCTATCAGGATGTCCCTTTGAATCAAGACGCAACGCCAAATCATCAAAGCGTTCTGTATCACAAATCCAAGCATTAACCGGAACGCCCATTAGCAAGGCTTTTTCAAGGTTCTCTTTCATTGCGGCCTTAATTACACGGATTCGACTTCTATAAACAACCTCGTTGTTCATAGTGTTTCGTCCAAGAACCGTAACTACGCCGACATTATTACGAGAAGGTGTATAGAAACCTGTCTGAATGTCGATCGTCCCCACTTCATCAGCAGTTCCATCGGTTTCAATTTCCCATTCCAAATTCGTAGCACGTCCACCAATATACATATTGGCAATCTCACCAATAAATACCAGTTCCAAGCCGCTACAAAGGAAAGTGTTAGAAGCCAAAGTAAATTTCTTGATACCGTCAATATAAAGGTAAAGACTATCGCCAAAGAAGCCTACTCCGACCTGTTGTCCTTCCAGAATCGCAAACCGACTTCCTGCTTGATAGAGTCCATTATCTAAAATTTCAACACTTCTTACCTCATCGACTGTGCTGATTTTTAAGGAGTAGTCAAGCGCGTCCTCACCCCCGCCGGTATATCTATTAGCCACCCCAATCCAGAAACTCCACGGAGAGTTTGCTAAAGTAGAATTAACCACAAACTCTACTAACGCAGGATTACCGTCTTGTAAGTTATCGGCAATACCAAAACCATTTGCAGAAGTCGTCTTAAAATACGTAAACGCCTTACCATTATTTTGAACAAGCCCGCTTTCTTCTCTAACAAAATTAACGTATTCCCTGCTAGGAACACCACCGGCTTCAATACCTTTCAAGACCTGCAAGGAATTAAACGCAACCGTAACAGGAGTATTGCAATCCGTAATCACATCCGTACAAGGCGCATTTACAGTATCCCCGGTTGCTTCTTCAACTACTGCAAGACCACAAATATCTGCTTGCCCTGCGACAAGGAAGGAGAAACTAATCTGCTCACCTGTAACAGAGTCAGTGACAGTAACTTGTACCGTACCTGATTGATACAAAGTCACGTTACCATTACTATCAATAGTATTATCACCTGTAATGCTATATTGATAATGCCCCGAACCGCTACCAACCTCAACGTGAATAGCATCAGATAAATGAACCTCTGGACTATCATTATTTTCTAAAAGTCCATCAGACGAACCATTAGTAAAGAGTTCGGCAGTCATTGGAACGTAAACTACCATCGAAACTTCAACGGTTTCAGTAATTGTGCCAAACGTTAACAACAACGTGAACGTAAAAGTCCCCGCCGCTGTGGGAGTGCCCGACAGCGAACCGTCATCTTCATTCAGAGAAACGCCTGTAGGTAACGCCCCTGCTGTTAATTCTGCCGCGGTTATTCCTTCAAAATTAGGATTGAAAGAATAAGCCGCATCCCGAATTGCGGAGGTAGGATTATACGAAACGTTAGCCGATTGTTTAACAGTAATCACGTATTCAACGAATTGCGTTGTACCAAATTCATCGGTTACAGACACAATAATCGAACTTTCACCATCAGTTACAGGTACGCCTTGAATAACACCACCGCTAGTAAGATTCATACCAGACGGAAGACTGCCAGAACTGACACTATAAGATTTAGTACCAACACCACCTGTAAGTTCATCGGTCACGGCGTGACTTCCAGACTGTCCTGCCGTAAATTCAATAAGATTAGCACCACCGGGCCCTGCACCTTCTGCCGCAAGCATTGAAGTGCCAAGTTTAACAGTATAGGTAGTCAGTTGACCAAAATTACTTTCAACCGTCAACACGCCATTGACAACCGAATCGGCAGATTCAAAAGTTTCAGTGGTATCAAAAGGAGTGGCATCACCAGTAGCAGTACCCGAAGATGCAAGCACACCAATAGCACCTGAAGTTACTTTAGCTGTATATGTACGCGCCTGTGAATAAAGCACACCGAATGTAGCGCCGACAACTTCAATCGCATCATCATCAACATTGATGTGATAAACCTGTGCAAGTAATACTGCATTTGCATCAGTAGTTGGCGAACTTCCGTCTTTAGTAATAGTAACTAAGCCAGTTTTGGTATTACCTAAAATGTGCGAAAGGCCATTAATTGCCGCAATACGCAAGGTGAGTTCATCATCGTTTCCAATTTGCGTAACTTGCAGATTAGAACCAGACAGGAAAACTTTATTGCTTTCTTCTACTGTAAGAGGTACAGAAGACGGAGTAATTAAGCCTGTTGAGGTATTGAGTGAGCCTGTACCCGTAAGATAAGTAGGTGTGTAATTCGTTTTATTGTTGAATAGAACGTTAGCATTTACGTTATCAACAATACCCGCACGAAATTTAAATGCTTCAAAAACACTAAATTCGTGATCTGTGTTTTTAATTAATGCAAGAGTTAAGTTAGAGCCATATCCCTGCCAAGCTGACAGCGACATTTCAGTAACGACTGGTAGCGTAATACCGGGTTTAGTTAAAAAGATTCCTTCGTTTGCCATAATTTATTTTCCTCTCTAAGTAGACATTATGTCCAGTTATTTTGCTGTTTTGCTTTTAGCGGTTTTACGCTTCGGACTTACCTTAACGGTCTTTTCGTTCAGACCTAACATTGTTTTAAATTCAGTATCAAAAGGACAAAGACCTATAATCTCTACCCACGTCTTGCTCGTAACTGTTAATCTAGCCTCTTCACGAGTCTTTAAAATCTTCGATACATTATCAGGATAGTTTTGAAGACTTACAAGATTGGGTTTATAAACACCTTTACCGGCGAGGTTTTGCCAGTAGCCAATGGTACGACCACTATCTTTAATGACACGTCCAATCTCGCGCTTCTCAAATTCTTCTACGAGATTTTCACCAAATGCGATATGGTATCTAAAATCAGAAACTTGCCCATAAACTTGAGACTCTACTATAAGAAAGGAGTCTTTCAAATCTTGGACTTTTTGTAATTCTGCGGCAGTTAATTCTATAAAATTCATTTTAAACGCTTGTTTCTATATTCAGATTTAAAATAATCTGGTTGTTATTAGTTAAAGTATAGCGTACTTTATAAATAAATCCGTATCGTAATTGCAATACTCTAACGATATTTATACAAACTTTAGCCAATCCATTCACTTGTTCAAAAGCCGGTTTAATCATCGTCTCGGCAGTTTGTAAAATAAGATTTAATGAAATTCGTTTCTTGCTCATATCAAAATGAATGTCATCAATCGTATCTGGCCGAAACGTCACTGTCAAATTCGATACCGTTGGAGTTTCTAAAAATCCTGTAATAATTTTCGGCTCTTTAATTTTCCCTAGAATCTCTTCAAATTGAAGTATTAACTTCTGTTGAAAAAGAAGAATTTTTATTTCTTCGATTTCGATTTGTTCGCCGCATCCTTCGATAACAGAGAGGCCACAGATGTCGGGGGCTGATACGTCCATCCAAAAATTCTACTCCATTGCGTCAATTGAACGCTCGATATAATCTGTCCACCTTTCTCGGACTTGGCTACCCTTGCGAAATCTAATGGTCTTTTTGGTAAATTAGGCATTATTCAAATGTTTTGTCGATAGCCATTCTACTACTTCGTCAAGGGTTAGGCCGCTTGTTTCTGTGGCGGGATTTAACTTATTACCAAGCGAAACCGTCCATTGATTATCCCAATCGGAAGATAGTGTTACGTTTACCTCAAGTTTATATAGTCGTTCTAATTGTGCTTGTAATTGACTGGACATAATGTCTACCTAAAAAACCTATCTTCGTATTCTCTATCTAATTTATCGTTACGTTGTTCAACTATACTCTTACGTCTTTTCTTTAACTTCTTAGGTTTATCAAAACGTTTTTCAGTTTTAGAAGGTTCGCCTACAACGCCTTCTTGATGGTCTTGAGCATAAGGCTTTTCAACTGGATAATCAAATACTAAAGTTCCGTCTTCTTCAACGTGGCCTGTTTGTTTATATGCATCCCTTAATCGTAAACCAGAACCTGCTCTCGTTTCGTGCAGAGTGCGAGGATCAGCATTAGCCTCTTCTTTTTTCGCAACAGTATAAGGCGCTAACTGTTTCCAGCTTCCTTGCTTTTCATCAAACTGTTTATCAACATCTTCTCGCTCTGCTGTTAATAACGTCTCCATTGCTAACTTAGTGCTTAACAATTGCGTTTGTTGACTTCGGATTTTATCCTGATAATCGTCAAACGTAGGTGAGGACATTATGAAATTCATTTATTCTAATGAGGCTCTAACTGCCGCGTCTTTTGATTCTAATAATTTACGTAAAGCTACGGTACGCTCGGGGCTTCTTGGAATATTCGCAATAATCACATCCCAAGCCATAGAGTGAAATTCTTTACTGATTTTTTGCAATTTTGGTGGTAAATGTTCATATTCAAAATATGTCAAAATTGGGTCACTTGCGATTAATTGTACTTGTTCCGCTTCCATATCTATCCTGCTCCTATTCCCAATTGCAAATGATGATTCCTTGCTCTCCACTGATCGGCTATGCGATTAAAATTAGTTCGTAAACTGCTAATCTGTGTTTCCGCATCACCTGTAAACTGTAAACCGCTTCTCGCTTGTGGGGTTGCCAAAAACAACATACACCCCATATATTTAACGGCCAATTTCACATCTTCTGGAATACAAGCAAAACCCCATTTGGCAGATACGTCTACATAATCTAAGGATAGCATACTTCGGCAAAAACTAGAAGTGGCAAGCCATTTTAAAGTGTATGTATCAAAATCAACTCGGTACACATCATCTTCTGAATTGTCGATTACCTCACCTTCTGCATCTAAAATTTCTTCAATTTCTGTGAACGGGAGGAATCTTAAATACTGCGTACCGTCACCGTAAAAACGTTTTGTAGTAAATTCGTCGCTTGCTTTTGCAAAGTAATCAACACCAACCAAAACTTCTGTTTCAAATAACCGTGATGCGTCAAGTAGTTTTTGTGCTAAGGTTGCTTCCAGTTCGGGAGAGCCTTCAACGACTTCTGCAAAACTTGGAATAACATCAATACAATCTGTTGTCTTAGCATAAGAAATCATAGTTGTTAATCGTCGTCTTCGTTAGGCTGATTTAAAACTTTAACTTCCTTATAACCTACGGTTGCCTTGCGTGATTTAATTCCAAGTTCGTCTTGACTAGCCCAAATCTTCTCGTTGTTTTCCTTCTGAATTGGGTCTGCTAATATGCGATCAATTTCTGCTTTTTCTTCAATCGAAACAGCCCAACCTGCCATAGCTATCAAAACCACTCTACCATCTTTCACTTCGTACACGTCACGCGGATTAGGAATCACCGCTGTACGTTCCAAACTGTTACTGCCCGAACCCGCTTTAAAGTTATGTGACATCGCCTCTATAATACGAGTCATATTCGGATTGTTCGCCGCGTGTGCTTCTGATATAATAGCGGATTCGCTATTCTCAATTAATTTACCACTCTTCCTAGCCATTTTGAAATTATCTCCTTTTGACTCTTTAGAGTCTGTTTTAGCTAGACATTATGTCCAGTTATTTAACGGAGCGGAATTTCACCGCCCCTTTGTTTTGATTTAATTAAGCAAGTTGAGTAATGCGAACAAGCGCGTGAGGAACTTTTACAAGCAAGCCGCCACGCATCGAAGCGCGAAGGGTAAGCATATCCTGTGCAAATTGCTTATCAATCCATCCAATATCAAGACGAATAGCACGACGAATAAGTACCTGCACAACTTGACGGAACGCTCCAACTAATGCTGTACCTGCTGGCATACGAACATCTTTGCAAACCTTCGCGCCTTTAATAGTATTTTTCTCTGCTTCCGTATAGAGAGGTTTACCCATTTCGTCTTTCAGAAATTCCATCGTTGTATAATCATCGTGATTCATAATGATACAATCAACTTCATAACCATATGCTTCTGCGTCAAAAATTGCACGAACGATCGTTTCACGCATATTGTCAGCAACGTCACCTGTAGGAGTGGTGTTACCCATATACGAAGCCGCGCCTCTGTGAATACGAGTAGACAAGCCAACCTGTGCAAGTAGGCCAGTAATTTCCGGATAAGCACCTTCTGAACCATCGCCAAGCAAAACTTGACGGTAAAATTCTTGACGAACATTTTCCATCAGTTGAGTTTCAACCGCGTCTGCAACGGTCGGACAGTCTTCAAGAAACTCTTCCGACACGGGAAGCGTATCAGCATAGGTAACAGTCCACGCTTTCGCTTGACTGAAACCAAATTGCGATTCCGGTTTCAAAACGCGAAAATCAATCGCATCATCCGTCGTTCTGCTTTCTGGTTCAGTTCCCGCCGCTAATTGCAACGATTCGCCAACTGCCGAAGCATTATTAATACGCAGAGTTTGACGCGCAAACAATACATACGACTTTGCTATCCTACGGACAGGCAAACAGTCCATAAAGCATGAAGGCGGATATGGCCATAAGGGCATGTCGTTATCAATAATAAATTCACACAAGCCACCAGTGTTGCCAGGAAAAACACTTTCTGGAGAAAACAACGAACCGTCACCACCGGCTATAGGATGCTGTGTAAACATCGACTTTGTAGCGTTAACTACACTTGCCGCCCTGCGATCTTTTAGAGTTTTTTGAACCTCTGAATGTTTTCCTAATTCAAGTCCGAGGTCATCACCAACTTCGTCAATTTCAGAAACTCCATTTCCTAAAATACCATGAAAAGATGCCGCACTATGAAAATTGCCACCATTTTTACTTTTGAAAACCGGGCCACCGAGGTTTCTCACTTTCTCTGCGCCAATTAAATCGGTATGTGCAAGAAATTTCTGGAACTGCTCACCAAATCGATAACCCAAAGCATTGCCACCTGTAGGTGCGGTGCGGTTATTTTGTCTATAAGGCACTTGACCATTGCCCGAAGTAACTGCTAGTGCCGCCGCTTTAGCAAGGTCTTCTTCGCTAACCCCCGCGGACTCTAGCATTTTGATAGGAATACATGCTTCAATTTCTTCGTCTAACGCAAGAACTTCTGCCCGTTTAGTTTTTTGAACTTCCTTACGTGCGTTCAATTCAACCATTCCATCAATAAAAACCTGTTCAGTTTCTTTACCTTTATATTCGGCTTCTAGACTGGCACGTTTTTCTTGAATCGCCAAACCTTCTGTGTTCAACTCTGTTGCCAGAGCGTTTCTTTTTTCTTTTAATGCTTTAAGCATTTCGCCAATTTTCATATTGTTTTCCTCTCGTTAGCTAGACATAATGTCTAGTCATTTTATGTCTAGTTTAACTGCAATTTGATTAGTTCTATAGGTTTGACGACATCTTCAAAGTCCGCGTCGAATGAAGATTTCCATTCGTCGGTTATTTGAAACTTCTCGCCCGAAGTAAAACCGTTTTTAAGGTCAAGTAATTTTTGAGCAAGTGCTTCGCGACTGGCGTTCTCACCTCTCAGCACAGAGTTGATTTGTTCAATAAGGGATTTTTGAAATTCTTTAGATTGATTAACAAGGTCGGTAAGGAAAATTTTATTACCATCGAACATTTCATAAATGGCTTGAGCCATATAATCACTTTTGGTTTTTTGTTGAATATAAGGATTGTTCGGGTCTGCTGGAGTTTGCGTACCAGAGATTTCAGCAACCATCCAAGTTTCTATCTGGTTGGCATTTTTAACGCGAGTGGTTGTTACTGTATGTCCTGCCGCACCCGAAGATGACCTGTAAGGTCTGGAGGTTACCTCTGCAAATGCCTGATTGCCAAGCGGAGTGTCAAGAAAGGTAGCGGAATAAATCCAACCGTCACCGTTTTGCTCAAAAATTGCATCGGCTAATTTATTCTTACCGTAAACAGAAGACCATCCATGTTGAATCATAAACGGGCGTTGCGCTCCGTTAACCATTCCTGTTTCAGTGTCGGTGTGAAAAAAATCTCCATCAGAATCTTTCTGGTCAGGTGAGCCAAAGAGGATGCCTGTTGCTTCAATCATGCGAGTCTTCACAGACTTAACTGCACCGGCATCGCTTTCAACTATTTTATATAACATAAGCGTTTTAACTAGACATTATGTCTATTTGGAATGAAGGAATAAAATACAGGACAATCTATAAAATACACTATAAAAAAATAAAAGTCAAGTTTTTAAATTTATTTTATACGTTACCGTTCATCGTCTCTAATTGTCTCGGACTCGCACCATTTAAGTCTTGATTATTTCCTGCGGTATATAAAGAATTTAATTCTTCTTCGGTAAATCCTTGCGTAGATTCATTCAAATAATTCAAAATTGTGCGTCTTGGAATAATAGTTTCCTTCCACCATCGCTCGTACATTGCCGCATCTTTATTACGAGCATATTGAGCAAGCGCCATTTCACTACGATCAAAATTAAGACGAAACTTTGATTTTGTATTTTTAATGAATAAAGGCACAAGAAATTTACCAAGTCTTTTAATAACCCTAGTTTGAAGTGGCTCTATTTTCTGTGAATAAAAATCAATAGAATCTTGTGCCCTAGAAGCACGTTGACCACCCGCAACCATACCCGCCCAAAATAAAGAAGCAGGAATTTTATAAACACCCGATACATCAGCTTGCATTAACTGAAATAATTCAGCCATAACAAGTTCGGGCAACTTACTACCCATTTGCGTTAGCCGCCAATCGCCACGAAGTCCTAAAATACCGTTTGGATTTTTACCTCGTCGGCCAACTTGTGCTTGTATTCTTTGAACGGCTCTATCTATATCAACATCGTTAATAGAGTTAGCCATTGCTTCTTTATTCTGGTCTACTACGCGAGTTAAAACATGAGAGGGAGTGGCATCATTATAGAAAAACCCTTTTATCTGATTAATATATAACTTATACAGAATGAATGTATCACGCAAAGGATTCATTGGAAGCGATACGCCTGTGGAATGTGCAATAGGATTATACCAAACATCCATAAAATGTCCTGTAGCATTTATTGGATAAATATCTTCTGTGCCCACAGGATTAAAATACCAATTAGAGCCATAAGGATTATTTATAGTATCTTCGGCCATTCGACCGGGATAGATAATGTCAAAACAATTATTACGAGTGCTTAATTTTCCATTAGGTAAGACTTCGTTTTTCTGGAACATTACTATATGAACTTTTCCAAACGTATGAAAATGCGTCATATAAGCACGAAGTAGTTCATAAATATCCATTGACTGATTCGGCTCTGTTTCATTTATCCAATAGTCAAGTGGATTTTCTGTATGTTCTTCCCAAATAGTGCCATTCTTTTCTTCAACAATCACCCTAGCGTCTGCAATTGAATCAGCAATTAAACTTGTAGCAGAAAAAGCAAGTGGGTTAAGCAAATAGATAGCCGCCGCTTCTGCATATGCTTCTTTGTAGTTGATTGTGGAATCTTCAACAAGTGGAGAGGTACGAATAGTGCGATTTGTGCCGAGAGGAATAAAATCGACGTTTGACTGCCGAAGCAAAGTCATTTTATCAATGGTATTTCCGAGAGGATTACGTGTGCCGATAAATTGTTTAGGGTTTAATTGTAAGGCTTTGACGTTCTGCGTCTTTTCGTCGCTTAGATATTCGTTCTCGTCTATTGCGGTATATGGTTGTAAGAAGTTCATATAAGTTTATGTCGGTGTACTTGCTGTTTAACGAATCTAAGTCTTTCGCATCTAACGCAATAGCGAATATAGGATGCCTAAAAAGTTTTACCCAAGAAGTGATGTTATCAAGAATTATGCTTAACCAAAGAGAGGATTGTTTGATACAAAAAACAATACCAAAAATACCAAAAGCGATAGTAAATAACGAAAACATTATCAATATAACACAAGCGGCTAACCATAAGCAATATTCTAACATTGTTTTTAACTAGACATTATGTCTAGCTATCTCTCCTTAATACAAATCTCTTAATTGATTCACTAACTGCTCTGTACGATAATCGTATTTATCTTCTTTAGCAGTCTGCGGTGCTAAAATTTTAGACTCTAATAACTTCTCATAGCCACCGTAAATATAAACAAAGGTTAAAAAGCCGCCAGAAACGCTATCTATATAATCATCATTGTCAAAATGTGGATAACCGGCAACTTGTCTAAGCAAATCTTGATAGCCAGCATCTTGAATAAGGTGCATACGCTTATTTCTAAGTTCAATAGCCCAAATATTTGCTCTTTCTTCCTTATTTTGACGTGTAAAAGCACGACCGGCTGGCATCATGTTCATACCCTTCAATCTTGGGTCTGTACTAATCATATACCAAGCAATTCCGCCAACTCCTTCCGTTTCAAAGACGTGAATAGCATCTGGATTTGCTAAAATATGAGCAACTACCGACTCGTAATTCGCTCCCCATTTGCCTTTTCGAGCAAAAGGACGCGATAAGATGAAATTTGGAGTGTCAGTGATGGTTAAACGAACAGAAGCAGTATAATCCCCATCTTCACTATCAGCAATATCCCAATAACAAATATGATAAAGGGGAATTTGGTCTTTAATTGTTGCTAAACAACCTTCATAAGTCTGATGTTTATGAAAATCATCGGTATTAAATGGCGAATTACCCAAAGCAACGAATTTTCCTTCCCATTCTTGAGCAAATTCTTCGGGGGTGAGTAATTTTCGCTGTTCTTCAAGTTCTTCTGGCGGGAAAAACGGATTCATTGCAGTTGGACGAATCCAGCTTACCCAATCTGTGAAAATCGGATTCTGTCCAAGTTCGTAAAAGTAGTGAAAATCATTAAATCCGCGAGGGGTAGAAAAAAACCACGCATCTCCTTGTAAAGTTCCAAGCGTAGGAAGGATGATAAGTTTAAAAACAGCCTGTAAATTTAAAATTAAGGCCGCCTCATCAATAATAACACGTCTATATTCACGTCCACGAATGTTTTCTGGTTTATCAAGACTCCAAAATTCAATAACGAACTGATCTAAAATCGTCGCCGTGTAGTCTGTAGTATTTGTACTGCTGATTATAGGCTCAAAAACTTTTAAAAACCTTCTCCAAATAGGTTTTAAATTTTTATATGTCGGAGCCATATAAGCCATATCTTCCGATAAATTGTTTTTAAGGTTATGGTTACATATCTCTGCAAAAAGCGGATAACTCAAATCGCTCTTACCTCCCCGGCGACCCCATGAGCATACGTTAAATCTAGCTCGATTTTCGTAGACTTCCAACTGCCCCGGATGTAAGGCATGCAGATTAATATTTAAATCTTTACTCATATTACGCTAATGCACAAACAATATTAAATCGTTCTCGAATTTCAGAAATTTCACGAACCGCATCTTCTTTAGTGTCTTCGTCTATCAAGTGGGCGAGTTGATGTAGAATTCCTTTATCACAAAGAATGGCCTGTGTGGGAATGTTTTTGAAATAGCAGACGAATGAGGCAAAATGGAATATTTTAATAGCTTGGTCAATAAACTGACCATCATTAAAACCTTTATACATCTCAAAATGACTTTTCAAGTCTTGGTAGTTCATTGAATAAGTAGAACCTTCTACTTTATAATCAAATTTTGCGCTCGGCTCTGTTGGAATCTCACCGTGGTATTGACATTTCATATAATTATTATCCTTCCGTAATAATCGCGCTCTCTAAAGTTTCATCGGTTATAGGCTCACCGATTTCCGGCTTTTCAACTTGCAATGCGATCGGCATAACAGGTTTACCGAACGTCCACATAAACAAATAAATATCGCCCGTTTCTTTTACGATTTCAATCTCTTCATCTGTTAATTTCCACCGAGTAAGGATAATTCCTTTACCGCATTGAATTGCCGGCAAGTTTTCATACTCTGGTTGATTTTCTGCAATTACCGTTTCGGGTAAATCGGCAGTTGGAATAACAGGGCTTACTGGTTTCATATTATCCCCTAACTGGACATTATGTCTACTTATACAAGTTTCCCTTCCCATTCTGATTTATAAACATCCTCACCTAATTTACCAAACCGGCTAAGTAAATCCTCGCGTTGTCTAGGTAGTTCTTCTTGAGGAAAATATGGATTATTAGAGGTTGGGCATTGAAAAGTTATCCATTCCGAATTGTCTTTTGTAGCTTGGGCCAGCTTGGGAAAAACACTTAGCAACCTATTGCCTTTCACAACACCTTCGGGTTTTTGTGTTCCAATAATATAAAAATCACCCATAAAATTCGTAAGACATATACAGCTTAGTTTAATAACTTCATCAATTATATCTTTATTATAATCAGGTTCATTTATAATAATTCTATCACCTTGAAAACCATGCAATACATTTAAATAGTCTTCCGTCTTTGCAAATTGAACACGCAATCCGCTGACGATATCTATTTCTTGATTAATGCGGTTTAATCTTGTTACGGCAGTCTTAAACATATCGCTAACTCTTTGAAACCCGATATGAGACAACCTTAACGGAGCAATTATTAATATTCGTTTGTGCCCTTTTTGTATAGAGTCGCTAATTAACTGATTGATTAATTCTTCCTTACCCCATCTTCTACCTGTACAAATTATGTTAAAACGTCTTCTTTGCTCCAATACAGTTTGCTGTCCTATATGTGGCGTCTTTAATTCAACGGTAAACGTATTCATTTTATCTCCTTTTTATTTTAACTGGACGTTATGTCTACTTATTCTCTCACAGACAGCTCTTCGTAATCCTCTTTCTTGCCGGTACGTTTGAGATAAAGTTTTCCACCATCTACACTAACCGCTCCACAGGAACAGGTTACGCGATCATAACTAGACTTGCTCTCAATCACATCATTACACTTTAAACAACGAACTTTGTTCTCTTTAATCATTTAAACCTCGTCATCTACGTCTCTTGCTTCAATATCAATCGTCGCGTTAATAACTTTTTCAATCTTTCGATTGGAAGGCATATCCGCTTGCAAGAAATTAAAATTAATTACCGGCGCTCTTTGGGTGTCGTCTTCCGTTGCACTAGATAATTTTTTAGCAAGCGGATCATCATAACTCACAACACCAATTTCAGAAGCGTTAAAACCACCATTGCGACGACCGCGATACATTAAACGAGTAATAAGCATTACCATATTCTCGTCACCATCTGCTAACTTGTCAATGATTTGCTCGTCTAATAATCCTTTAACACATTCTTGTCCAATTTCGTGAAAGCGACCAATTTCGGGATGGTTTCTAACTAGCCACCTAAGACGCGCCGGACTAATTTTAGCGATTCTAGCCGCCTTATTAACACTACCATAAGATTCAATTAGCGCCATGCCGATAGTATTTACTTCATCAACACTAAAAGCGGCGACTCCTTGAATATCGTTAATCATCAACTGGTTTAACATAACGTCTCTATCCTGTACTGGTTTGTTTACGAGTTGACTTTCTGAATAAGATACCGCTCCGTCTTCTTTTATCAAGCCTTTGGACAGCTCCTGCGACAAGTTGCGAAATTTCGGCGTCGCGGAGAGTGTTGTCAGGGTTTGAGTTATATCTGTCAGGACATTCTTTCTTGACGCAGACGAAGAGTTTTCTTCCGCACCATTCACAATATCTGTAATTAGGTCTGGACATTTTTTCATATTCGGCCTTTAACCTCTGTACCTCGTTAATATGAATAAACATTTTCTTGCCGGTATAAATTTTTCCATAAATCGCTTCATCGGTAAGAACTAAAATATCTGACATACAAACTTTGCCTTCGTGTATCCACTTATGCAAATTATGACGTGTCCATTCGGGGTCTATCATTGCGGCGGCCGTATCGAAGTCTCGAAAATTATGCATTTCACTTTGCAAGTATTCCAGATCATCGTAGATATGACCATAGCCATTAGATAACGTAGCATTTGATTCGGGTTGTCCCTCTCGCTTCATAAGTTAAGTAGACATTATGTCTAGTTATCTACTATACATATTTTGGTGTTACGAGTCAAGTAACGCGGGGCTCGATCTTTCTTCACAAGCAATGCCCGAGAAGGTAATTACCCCTAAGATTGGGTCAACAGATAATTCTTTGATTATTGTATATCGTCGATTGGAATCTAAATTAAATCGAACACCATGACGGGTGGCGCTTCCAAAGTCCCTAACCTCTTTATCCATTGCGGAAAGAGTCTCTTTCAATTCTGGCGCAAAGAAGAGAACTTCAGCATCGCTCTTGCCAAGAACACCAGAAGCGTCTTGATCGAATGGGGCTAAAAACCTCTGCACATAAACCGTATTCACCCAAAGAATTACTCCCGCTTGGTTTTTATGCCATTGCGGGAGTGTATCTTTGCGAATTTTTCCTTGTAGAGCAATAATTTCCGATTTCAGTCGAGTTAAAACCGAATCACAATTTTCTTTATCTTTTTGTGATTCGGCTCGTTGTTCGCGCATATCACGGCGAAGTCCAGTATATGCGGGGATACCAAAAGCCGCGGCGACCGTTGTAACAAGTACGCCAAGCAATCCAATAAGCGCGATTACGATTTGCGCGTTTGAAATTTCCATATATTATAGATAAGCATTAAACTGATCTTTAAACGAAGTAGCTTTATCGGCCACGCCTTCCTCTTGAGTTGTTCCTTCTGTAAGCCAATCTTGCAAACTATGTGCAAGGTCGTGATATGCAGGACGTTGCAGAGGTGGGATTAAATTTGCTACATACTTATCATCTGTCGCAATAAAAGCAGTTCGCAATTCTGCGAGTGATCCTTCTTCCGTGTCTCCAATTATCTCTTCAAATACACCTGTAATGATAATTCTCGAATGGGGCATAACTATTTCTCCTTTGGGGGTTCTGGTAATCTATCGGGTTGAACACAAGGCTTGGTAACTAAATATTCAGCAGGGGCATTAATTTTCTGTTGTCGCAAATGCTCTTTCAATCTTTCAAATACCAAAGCATTGTCTTCACAGAGTTTACGAAATCCTTCACTTCGTTTATCTTTTTCAACTTCACGCCAAGCGTCGATACCATTCATTCGATCTTGAATAGACAGCCACGCAAAGCCCATCATTCCAAAAACAGCAATTGCAAAAACAATCCAAACAACAACTGTTCTCACCCATCCTACTTCTGATTGAGTGACTTCCAAGTTACTTATTATCGGAGCGGGAGCGTCCGTTGTTTCCATTTACTTTATCCTTCGCCCATCGGCGTAAACTGGTTATTACGTCTTCTTTTAATCCTACTACGATTTGGAAACCTAAAATACCACAGCCGCCGATAATGAAAGCATATAAAGCTGTACCGGGCGCGGCATTTAACCATCCAAAATACACAAAAGATATAGAAAAATTAGTAACAAGTTCTGCTATGGCAGGGGCAATTACTAAACAAGCAAAAACCCCTGCCAATAATGCTTTAATTGCTTCCGAAATATGTTTAGGTTGATTCATTAGAATACCTAAACATAACCCTAACAATCCTGCGACGAGTGCGTAGTATGAGTCTTGTCTTTCACTCATATTCTTATTAATCCCTGCTTGCATACTTCGTTATAAGAAAAGGGTTAACTGGACATTTTGTCTAGCTAACCCAAATAACTACGCGGTAATTTGTGCTTTAGTGAATGAGACGAGCGTTTCAGTTCCACCCGAGAGAGTAGTTCCACTCATGACTCCCGGCCACGTTCCAACAACAGTCGGGAAAGAATTTCCTTCGGTTCCCGGCTTGTCATGTGTAAACGTAATTGCCGTTCCGTCTTTATTAGTTGAGGTGTGATTGTCGGTATAAGTTACATCGTCAACCGTGGTGTCAACAGATGCGTTTAATTTGGCAAGAAGATTAAATAGCGTAATACCTAAATTTGTGTCGCTACCTGTTGCCCCTGCGCCGATTGTAAACTCGGTCGCCAAAGAAGCCGAAGCCTTCGCAACAAATGTAACACCACCAATAATTATTGTTTGGTTTGCTGTGGCGTTTGCTGTAGGCGTCCAAGTGCCAGTGGCCTTGACTCTTTGCAATCCAAGAAACAAATCATTGGCGGTAACAGTAGAACCGGCAGGAAGATCACCAATATCAAAAATGTCCTGTGCAGAATCAATCGACAGCCATTTCGTACCATTCGACTTGAAAATCAAACCCCGACCTGTTGCGTGAAATGTTTCAGCAGTAGAACCGGAAGCGGCAGTAGTGGAAGTAGAGCCGTTTACATTGATTGCTGTATTGAGGATGTAATGCTTAAAGGTAAGTGCGTTTCCAGAGACGTTATAAACTCGGTCTAAGTAAACGCCGACTGAATCTTTTTTCCATTCTTCTTTGAGAAGAACGTTAGGGGAATTAAAAAATCTTGTTCTGTTCATTTTTATTTCTAGCGGTTTTAACGAGAACCACCGCGAAAACGATTGAAGCCTAACGATAAATCGTCAAGTAGACATTATGTCTAGTTAAATTCAATTAGGAACTGGTCAACCGCTCGTTACCCATCATCGACTTAATAAAACAGAGTTGGCCCTAACAGGGTTGAATCTTACATTTTACCTCGAAGCCACAACCTCGTCCGTTGCGTTCCTAAACTTGTCAAAAATTAAATTGGGGTTGTTGGTGAATAACGGAAAGCCCAACAACCCCAATCACACCGCTCGATGACACCCGAGCCTTTTTAGAATACTACGAATCCTTTACAATGTCAAGAATTAACTTTAACTCTCCTGCTGTTATTTGACACTTACCCTGATTCCCGGCTGTGCCAAAATGAAAATGCAATATTTCATTAGGAGGACAGTATTCGAGAAAGTCTTCAAGAGAAAGATTCTGTCGCTGTTCGCCGGTAAGGTCTTCAAATTTATGCATTGGCTCCTGCTCCACAATAACCACAAGAAACAAGTTGTCCAAATTGACGCGGTATTTTACAAGCGGAACATTCTCTGGCAGTTATCAGTTTAGAAATAGCTCGCGCAGGAAAATAAGAGGCGACCTTCGGATTTTTTTTTCGATTAAGAACCTTCTTCATTTTCGTTCGCGCTTTGTGTAATTGAGATTTTGAAGTACCTTCTGATATTCCTAACACCTTTACTATTTCTGGATGCTCTAATCCTTCAACGTCATGCAATAGTAAAACATTTTTATAGCCAGGAGGCAGAAGTTTAATTGCAGACCTTATGTCTATATTAAGATCATGAGAAGGCGTTGCGCATAATTTACTGAAAATCGCTTCGTGGTCTTCTTCGTTGTCAATTTTATCTGACCAGAATTTATGTTTAGCTAATCGTAGTTTCATCAAACACTGATTAACTGCAACTCGATGTACCCAAGTAGAAAGTTTCGCATCACCTTTATACTTGCTAACACCTTTCGCAATCGCCATAAAAACTTCTTGAACCATATCTTCGGCATCTGCCTGGCTGTGCAGAATATTATAACAAATACCGAACACTTTACCTTGAGTCTCTTTATAAAACTTAGAGAAGGCTTCTTCATTTCCAGAGGCGAGTTCGTGGGCGAGTATGAGATCGTTATTCATATTTTGTCTAGCAACGTACGCTAAAGCGTTAAGTAGACATTATGTCCAGTTAAGTTTAGGCAGGTGATTCCGGTGATAACTTCAATGCGGGGAAGCAAACGCTTGGAAGCTACCCACCTGCCTATGTCTTCAATATAACACTAAGTAGACATTATGTCCAGTAAAGAAGAACGGCGCTTTTCGCGCCTAAGAGGGTGGGTAGGTAAAGAGGTGGTCGGCTTGTCTTTTATTTCCGCACTTCCGTAGTAGCAATGTAAGGCGGCTCGGGTGGCCGCTTACGCTTCAATGGTTTATTTTCAATTACCGCTTCTGCAAACCACGGGTCACCACATCGTTGACATAATTCTACCCGGTCGTGGCTCGATGGATTATATGTATCCGCTTCCCAAATTTTACCAGTGAAAACTATTCCACAGTGATCGCACTCATGTAAATCCAATATTTTAAAAATTAAGTTTTTCATAAATACATATTAGCAATAAGTAGACATTATGTCTAGTTATAAGAATCACACACCGCGCCGACCTCCGCACATATATACACGTATGCGTCTCGCGCACCTACCTAACGCATAGGCGTAGCGTATTACCCACACGCATACGAGCAAATTTCATTCGCGCAGGTACAGGCGCATCATGCCTGCGCCCTACGCGCGCGCTGTATATATAATATATACTCTCTTCTCTTATAACTATAAAGAGAAGAAGACTAGATTAACGGGCGCATGTGTGCCCACGCGTGTAGCGTACACACGCACGTACACGAGGCAGCGCTATTTTCATTCGTCAACTAGACAAAATGTCCAGCTAAGAAAAACTTTCTTCGGGAAAGTTTCGCGCAAAGCGCGTGTTAAGAAGAAGGAAATTTTGAAATTTTTAGAAATTTTTTATTTTTGAAAAGCGTTTTGACACGAAAAATGACATAGAAAAAAATATTTTTTGAAAGGAAAAGAGGATTGGTAAGAGTCAGGGAAACCTTGAAATTTTTGCGAAGACTGTGGAAATATGGGATTTTTATTTTTTGAAAAACTGGTTAAGAGTATGAGGGAATAGTTGAAAATTTTTCTCAAGACTGTGGGAGGACACATTTCACGTGATTCTCTCGTACCATATTTTTTCCACCTTCCATCGCATCATTACACAACAAACTTTCAATTGCCCTGTCCTTATTACCCCGTAGGGCGCGCGAAATTCTAACGAATGACAATTATTGTCAGTAATTTAGCTAGACATTTTGTCCACTTAGACAAAGGAAAAGGCCGCTTTTCGCGGCCAGAAGAAGGTGGGTAGATAAAGAAATAGTGAAGTTTCGATCTGTTTACCAATCGCCAAAAGTACAAACAGGCCCACATCCACCTGATAAATGCTTCTCGCTTTGGAAGTGATTCCGTGTTTCGTTAGTACGTTCTGCGTCACGCGAAGTATTCCATTGAATAGGTTTGGCCCCATTTAACAACTCGATACAACGCGGGCAAGTTGAATCTTTACGTCCGAATACCATTTTGCAATCTGTTTTGTGTTTCGTGTTTGTCATTTTGTTTTTCTCCTACACAAGAATTGTCTCATTTAACGAAGGGAATGTCAACAACTATTTTCACAAAATGTAAAATAATTTGCAGGAAAATGCGCTGACCGGGGCGCGAGAACGGGAAAGGAAGGGGGAAACTTGACAAGGTGTGGTTAAAAATGTAACTACCTCCACCTCATTTTAAGTAACTCTTTCCTTTTCTCCCTGTCTTTTGCTGTCTTTTCTTTCCCTTGCCTTTTCACTTTCACCAAACACAAAAAAAACCGCCTAATATATTGCTATACTAAGCGGCTTCTACCCTTACAAGCCAACGTATAGAACACAGTCTAAAGACTGATTATTTACTTCATATGTGTTTTACCTCCTTACTTTTTATTAAATAGCTAGACATAATGTCTAGTTAAATGCATTTCACGTTACAATGCATAACTTCCCAATACAATCGCAAGTATAATAAACACAAATGCGAGTATTCCTAGAAGGTCTGAAAGTGTAATTGATTCAATCCAGCCTTTGAATGAACGGTCTATATTCATAGTTTAAACACTCCCGCGCAATTGCTGAAATTGATATTTGATACCCTCTGATAATAACCGACCACACCAACGTTGCATAACTCTCTAGCTTCTACCTCTGTCTTTGCCTCTACTAATGACGCGTTTACTAACCTTCCGTCTGTATTGCTAATAGTTACACATAACCACAAAACTTCTAGCGGGTCTTGATACTTCGGTATAATTTCCGCGCTATGCGCGTGTTCTCTGTCATACGTGCGGCGTATGATCTGGCGGCGTTCTTTGTATTCTCTTTCGGGATTCGGTTCGTCTATATGTTCGCTCGGTATAGCGTGGCTCCTTCGGTCGTTTTGTGGAAAGGGTATTTCGTCGCCTTCAATTGCTTGCTGTAAAGTGATTCGGTGAGTCGGGCAAACGTCCTTTAAGTTTCTATTTACGTCTGTTGAATCACAAGTGCAATAGATTCGCGCTTCCTGTGGGCGTTCGTAAATTTCATCTGTACGGCAATCGGGGCAAGTAACTAAGCGCGGGTCTGCTGTGCTGTGCTGATTTGTTAATCCGCATTTACTCACAATGTCGTTTGCTAAATGTATTTTGTCGTTGGGTGTCATTTTGTTTTCTCCTAATGTCGTAATATATAGATGGGAAGTCAAATTGCTCTGACTTCCCTTTTGGTTGGATAACTAGACATAATGTCCAGTCATTCGGGGCGGGTCTAAACTGCGGTGTTGAAAGCGGATTTGATTACTCCATGTAGTTCTACAACTCGTTTCGTTCCGGCGTCTCCGCCTATGCGGTTACAGATTGCGGCAAGCTCGTAAAGCTCGGTTTGAATGTTCTCGAAGGCGGCGGCGGCGTTCGCCTCAAGATCGCTTTCGGGATATTCTGCCACTTGCTTTTCTGCAACATCCTGATACAACTGCGGAGTTGCCTTTCCTTCTGCCTTTGCCGTTTCGAGTTCTTCACTGGCGGCGGCGGTTTCCGTCTGCAATGCTTCCTTTACCTTTGCGGTAAATTGGTCAATTACAGTTTGAATCGGAGCGAGGTCTACGGGTTTTCCGGCCTCGGTTTGTGTTTCGGCGCTTCGGAGTTGAACGGCAATTTGTCCGATAGCGTTTTGATCTTCTTCGGACAATCCCGCCTCGTTTGCCTGTTCGCCTAACGCTCCCGCTACTGTACGCATTTTAGTTATTTGCGACATAATAGCAGTTTTCCTGTTGCCTTCTCCACCTTCTGCAAGTTTAACGCTTGGTTGAGGAAAGTCGTTTAAAGTGCTTTCCATTTCCTCGGCTAAATTCTTAGCGGTCTTGAACGATTCTTCATCCATTTGCAGACTGGCGGCGGTTGCTCCTTCGGTTAAAAGTTGTCCGCTTGCTCCTGCAATTGCCAAAACTGTCTTGGCGCTTGCGTCTCCGCTAACGATGACATTTTGAATCAAGGCTTGCATAACGTCGAGCAAGTGCAATTTGTATTCGGTCGGCTTCTTCACGACCTGTTTAATACTAACAAGTCCAAAACCGCTCTCCTTCATAAACTCTGCAAGTGCCTGAACGTTGCGCGAAACCTGTTTGGTTGAAACGTTGGCGGCGGCGGCGATAAATTCATTCGTCGCGCTAAATTCGGTTTTACCGGATGCGGCTCCAAGTAACCATTGCAAAGCTTTCTCTGCGGCTGACGGCATTTTGTGTTTCTTAGTGAACCAAGCTATGCCTGCATTGTAAGCGGCGAACACAGAAGACGTAAAGGTTTTAATGTCTTCGCCTGTTAGATTCGACATTGTTCCTGATACTTCCGGGGCGGTCATTTCTGCGCCCTTGAGGTACGTTACTAACTCTCCCGCTTCCTTGACCTTCGCTTCCTTCTCTACTGAAATAGCGGCGTGTAACTGCACTTCTTCGCGGGGGTCGCGTCCTTCAAGCAAAGCTGTCATTGCAAGTTCAATTCTTGCCACTGTGCTTTTACCTTCTTTAAGGCGTTCGGGATCAACTCGGAGCAAAGCGGCCATGTGGTTAATACGCTTCTTTTTCTCCGTGTCGCCGTTCAAGGTTGAAACATACTCCTTAACCTGTTTCAATGCCTTAATGACACTTCCTCCGCTTTTCTCAATTGCTTCGGTTACAAGCGCATTAAGATTGTCGGCGGTTTGTTTGATCGCTTTCGGCAATTCGTATTCAGGAAACATCTTTTCGATGTTTGCTTGAACCTGTTCGGGTGTTAATTCGGGTGCTGTTGCTGTGTTTGCTGTAGTCATTTTATTTAATCTTCCTTTTGTGTTTTGGTATAACCCCTTGGGGCGTTTCAGTCTAAAAACTGACTTCGGGAATAACCATAACAGATTATTCCCGCTTGTCAAATTTTAGCGTTTAACAATTTCGGTTTTCGTGTTTGTGTTGCTGTTTTGATTTTCGGGCAAGGTAGAAGCATATTGTTTAATTGCTTCTTGTTGGGTTTTAGTGATACCTACTAATTTGCTCATAACTGCTTTTCGTGCGCTTGTTGTCGCTAGAATCTGATCGCTTGGCATTTGATTTAATGCGTCATCCTCATACACTGTACGATTCAAGTATTCTTGACAACTTGATTGTGTGCCGAATTTTACGCAAGCGGTGTAATAATCATTAGTGGCTGGAGCTGGTTCTTCGCATCCTATAAGCGTTAAAGCAAAGATGATAATTGTTAAAAGTTTGATTGTGTTTGTCATTTTGTTTTCTCCTAAGTTTTGAATTTCAGTCTAAAAACTGACTTGAACGCACATTATATGAATATGCGTTCCGTGTCAAATTTTAGGCATCCCAATTAATAAGATGCTCGGTTGCTGTTTGAAATTGATCTATACTAATATTTCCATCGGGCAACTCGTCGTAAACCTTCTGCCATTCGGTGCGCGTTTTTCGTAGTTCATTCATACCGCTTAAAATCATTGCGGTTAAATTCCCGCCTTGTCCTGTGCAATACGTATGAATGTATTCTTTTGCTGTCATTCTCTCGTTAGTTTCATTTACGCAATGGGTACAGTCTGCATGTTTTGCTTCGCTTGTATGCTTGCGTTCGTGTGTTGCTTTGGTTGTCATTTTATTTTTCTCCAATTTTCTAAGTGGACATAATGTCTAGTTGTCTTACTGGCGTTATTGCCTCGTAAGTCCTGCCGTTCCTGCGCGTATGTCGAGCGCGTCAAGGTCGGGCGTCAATTGTCAAAAATCCTGCGGTCACTGTTAATGTATGCAACTTGCGTACCACAAAAAAGATCGCGTATAAGGCAATTACCGTGCCATTGTAAACGTTGTATTTATTGGAGTTAGTACAAATCATTAAAATCGGCTTTTCGGACAATCCAAAATGCTATATAATTAAATCCGAATATATGAATATTATAGCATTTTTCGTTGTATAACGCAAATTTAATGCCACAAAGTCAAACTTTTTGACACTTTTTGAAAGGGTTGACTTAAACCCTTTATTTTGTTATACTTAGATTAGCTGAAAAAAATCTGACAATTTGCAAGTTTAATTACAGAATAGCCAGACATTATGTCTACTTAAAAGGGAGAATAAAAATGATAATCACAGCAGAGCAGAGACAGGCGGAGTTAAAGCAAATGACTGATAATCAATTGCTAGAAATTCAAAACGATTTCAATACAGTAAATGGCTTATGTCCTAATCGTGCCGAAACGTCTATAAGTAGTAGGGAAAACGCAATTGATTTTATACTTGATATGGAAAATTGTGACAGTCAATTACATTGGGAGCGTAATGCAGTTAAAAAAGGAGAAAAAATGAAACATTGGACGGAAGATAGAACAAACGAACAGTTGCAACAGGATTATAAAGATTGGCAGGGAGCTAAAAGAGATATAGACGAAGACCCTGTATTAACTTTTGATGAATGGTTGAAAATGGAAAAGGAGATAGATTTGTAAAATGATAACAGTTTACATAAACCCTAAAGGCGGTTTTCACTACATTAAAGGACGTGATTTTTTCACGTTCAATGGAAAAACTTTCGATCTGGAGCAAGTCGATAAAAGCATTTTGCTACGTCTTTCAAACGAGGTAAAGGCAAAACGATTAATCCAAACTACGGTGCGGGGGATCAATATTAAAAACGAAGTCTTTCGTTGGCGCAAAATTAACGCGCAAATGATAGCAGAATACGGCGGCTAATATGGCTAAATGTGATAAATGCAAAAAGCAAAACGGCAAGCGCAAACCTTTGGAGCATCTAATGCTCTGTAAAGATTGCTACAAGAAAACGTTTCCGCGTTGGCAATTTGGCGAACGTTGCAAATTTACCGGCTTTAATGGCGGCGTTGTGGCCGTGGGGATGATCGTTCAACCGTCCATTAGCCGGCCCGAATGTCAAGGCATTATTATCTATCATAAGATAAACCCATTACTTATCGGCGATTATCTATCATGGAGTATATCCGATAAAGACTTGAAAAAAGACAATGAGCCAACAAAAGAACAATGGAATAAATATCAACAATTATTGAAAGGAAAATTTAGAAAGAAAAATAAACGGACATAATGTCCACTTAAATATTTTTGGAGAAAATAAAATGGCAATCGAAAAATTAGAAACATTAATAAATACACCGATAGGCCGGTATGATACACCTAAGAAAATTAATCGCAGTAGCAAAATCATA